TTTTAAGTTCATTCTAATATTTTAACAAAATATTAGCCGTATTCAACTAGATAATCTTATGAAATTTTCATCATTCTTAGAAAATAAAGAAAATCTTGTGTCTGGACCGGGTGTAGATCTCTTAAAAACTACGTTTCATGATATGTTTGAAAGAGGCGCTCCAGTTGTAGATGACTTTACTGGTTTTAACAAAGTAGACTTTGGAGCATACAAAGCAATTGTCAGCGATCCAAATTTTCACAATGATTCAATACCATTGGCTACAGCTAGCAGAATGCTTGCAATTCTTTCTCGTTATAAAAATACACAAATTTCAAATTATGAAGATATAAAGAAGGCTGTGGAAAATGATATCAAATCTAGTTTAAAAATGGATGATCATCAAGAAATAGTAATCCACACAGATGCAGAAAGAGTCTGGGGTAAAATTAAAGTTTATGTTCCAGGTGGAATTAGTAAAAAGCTAATGACAAAAATTTCTGATCTTATTGTTGAAAAGAAAAAGCTGGTCAAGGTGAGGGATAACTATGGTGCGATGAAGTATCCTGTGTTTAAGTTTTTTAACACAGATAGAAATCAATTAAATACATATTACATTCACCCAGAGGTGATAGACGATGTTGTAAAGCTGATTTCGGGAGAAATGAGTATATCAACCAAGGTCTCGGGATCTCCTGTTGGCTCTGAAGAAAAAACTCCTATTTCTGAAAAGAAACAGCTGGTTGTTGTCGGAATACAAGACACCAGGTTTGGTAAAAAAATAGCAATACAACTAAATGTTTCTTTTGATCAAAGCAAGTCAATATTAGATTCTGCAAGAAGCGCCAGCCTTGTTCCAAGAGGGTATAGTTTTGATGGTTCAACAAGACCTCCTAAGTTTTTGATAGCAGCAGATAGCAAAGATTTATACGATGCTGTTAAAAGTAAATTAGTAGGTGGCGGAATAGATGTTACCGATTTAGATAAATTTGTAGATGAAAATGAATTATTCTCTGGGGAGAGTCAAAAAGAAATTTCTTTTGAAAAGAAATCAGAGCAAATAAAAACCAGTAAACCGATAATATCTTTCGCAGATAGAAGAGGCGGCGTTGATGATGTTATGACAATAAGCGTTCCATACAGAGAAGCTTCTCAGGATCAAAAAGCATTTCTAAAGGAGTTGATTCAATACACATTTCCATCTTATAGATGGGATGATAAAAACTTTTCTTATGTAGTTTCTGGTAATTTCAAACAGTATGCTACGTTTGGGCAAATATTAAAAAGGTTTGGCTATCATGTTGAAGATCTTAGAGCAATATTAGACAATAAGCTGAAAAATGGTGGAGTCAAGAGAGCTGATCAAGAAGGAAAAGTAGACGCAGACTTTAAAGAAAAGATAGACTCAAGATTGCCTGAATCTAAATTCGAGCTTTATAAAGAGCAAAAAGATGGCATAGCCTTTTTGTATGGAAGAAATCATGCAATACTTGGTGATGCCACTGGGGTGGGCAAAACGGTGCAGATGATTTCTGCTGCCGAGTTGAGGATGCAAGATGTTGGATCTAATTCAAAAACACTTGTGATAACTTTAAAGGCAGTTCAAAATCAATGGGTAGAAGAAATCAAAGATGTTGTTGGAGAAAACGCTGACGTATCCAAGGATGGCACAAATCCAAAACGCTGGACTGTTTTATATTACGACAATTTCTCAAGTGGCAAGAATCTTCAAAATGTAATCAATTCAACCAAGAACGCTAACTATTCAATAGTTATATTTGATGAACTACACAAGCTAAAACACCAAACAGCAAAAAGAAGTCAAAACATTGAAGAAGCAACAAAAAATATTCCGTATAAATGGGGCGCAAGCGCAACAATAAGTGCAAACAGACCTTCTGACGTAAAAAATCAATTGAAGATTGTCGGACATCCTCTTGGAGACATACAAGACGGCAAGTTCAAAAGAGATTTTGCGGGTATGGTTCCTGGTGGCTATAGAGGGGCTTACACAGAAGGAAGTTTTGAGGACAGAATAAGAGCTGCAGAAAAACTAAACAAGTGGCTCAATCTCTCTGGCGTTTATGTGAGGCGCACCAAAGAAGATTTAAGAGAGATGCCAAATTTAAGCATAGATGCTGCTTCAACTGATATACACGAAGAAGATTTTCATAAGAAGTTAAAAGAAAAGCTCAAAGGATATAAAGATCCAGATTTGGCTATAAGTGAATTAATCGCCAGTAGAGAAGTTTTAGCTAATATGAAGGTGGATTACACAGTCAATAAGGCTTTTGAGACAATAAAAAGAAATTTAGACAAACCCGCCAACAATTACGCAGCCAGCAAAGTTGTTATCTTTACAAACTTTGTAAAAGCAGGAAGTGAAATATTCGAAAAGCTATCTAAAAAATTACAAGATCTTGATCCAAAATTCAAAGTTATTACTTATTTATCTTTAACCAAAAAAGCGGAAAGAAATAAAGTCAAAGAAGTTTTTACCAATGACCCAAATGCCAAAGCTTTGGTTATGAGTATGAAGATGGGCGGAACTGGAATAAGCTTTCCAAACGCCAGTCAAAACATGATAATAAACGATTTTGACTGGACTCCTGAGTCTGCTGAACAAAGCGAGGGAAGAATCTACCGAATAAACACAGAGCACCCAGTAAATATAACCTACACAATAGCTAAGGGTTTAGACACAGAGCTTTTTGTAATTGTTCAGAAAAAGAGAAAGTTAGCCGAGCTTATTCAAAGATACAGAAAAGAATATCAAGAAAAAGAGGTTGATGAAGAAACAATACAAAAGATCATTGATGCACAAAAGAAAATGCAAGAAATTGATAGTGAGATCAACAGGCTTATAGCTAACGCCGCCGCTAAAGCAATGGATGAAAATGTCTCTTTCAAAGAATACCTTGATTTATTTTTTATTTAATAGTACAAATGTACCAAGCGTCGAAGATGAAACTTGACATTGATGCTTTCTGTGGTATGTTGGTTGGATGATAAAAACTTACCGTGTATGTGCTGCTGCTGTCGTCTGTCCAGCAGAAACGGTGACTCAGCGGAAGGTAGTCGGCTTTAACCATGAGCTAAACGTCCGCAGTTCATAACACATCTGCCTCTTTCTTTGTGTGTATGAATAGGTCTGCCTCCTTAAAAGAGGCAGACTTTTTTTTTAATGAGATTATTAGTGGATTTTGAATAATTTTTCTGGTATAATTCGGATCAACTTTCGAGGATATTATGAAAAACAGTTACTGTAAAAAATCGCCACCGCACGATTATGGAACTTATTTAAATATCTTTTATAATTATTGTGAAAAATTTCAAGCACAGCCTTATGTTTTTGAAATTATCGCAGATATAGGCGAGGCAACTTTTAAAAATCTTGAGAAGTTAGGTGCAGTCAAGGTGTTCACTTTTGATTTAGAAAAAAGTGATAATGGAAAAAATAAAATAAACAATATAGAGTCTTGCTATGAATACGAAGATTTGGTAATTCAATTTTTTCGCAAAAAAGATTTAATTAACAAAATAGATTTCTTTCTGGATGGGTCGGAGGCTGATGACGTTGAATCAAACGTCAATATAAATAAAAAAGATTTCAAAAATTATAATTGCAAGATACTTTATCAAAAAGAAGAAACCTTAAATAAAGTCAAAGAATGTATGGAGTTCTTGGCAGAAGATAAAAAGAAAAAAAATGTCTATTTGCTTTGTAGCTTGGATGGAATGCTTACAACACAAAAGTTTGAAGTGAAGCTTCCAGATAAAAAAATAGACCTGGAATTAAATTATGGAAAATCTGCTTCTGATAAGTTTGATAAAATAATTGATTATACAAAGAAAAATAAAAATGGCTTGGTTTTATTATCGGGTAAGCCAGGTACTGGTAAAAGTACTTTCATAAAATATTTGACAACCAAAACAGATAGAAAAGTAATCTATTTGTCTTCTGGCTCTGCCGATCAACTGACTAATCCTGATTTTTTAAGCTTTATAATGGGCTATAGAAACTCCATACTTTTGTTGGAGGATGCCGAAAAAGCTTTAAGGAGCAGAGAGAATCAGGATAACAATGCGATAAGCAACATATTAAACATAACTGATGGTGTTCTTGGAGATTGTTTAAATATTTTAATAATCGCAACGTTCAATATAAACAAAGAAAAAATAGATTCAGCTCTTGTGAGAAAAGGCAGGCTTTTAATAGAGCATGAATTTGATGTTCTGTCTCCTGAAAATTGCAATAAAATATTTAAAAGCATGAAGTCTAAGAGAAAAACAGATGTTCCTATGACTTTGGCTGAGATATACAACGAAGAAGAAAATTACTCCAAAAAAGAAGAAAAGCCTAAAATAGGCTTTTAGTCATCATTTAAATGACTCACTATTTTTTCTGCTATTGAATAAGTTAAGCCTACTCTGGGATCTGTTTGAAAAAAACTTTTTTCAATTCCATAGCCTGCGTCATCTCTGTCGTCCAGCACTGCGTATTTTTTGACACTTTTGTGTTTTTCAAGCCATTTTTTGATTTCTTCTGATCTGTGTGTTCTTTTTTTTGTTGTGCTTTCAATATGCGGTGTACAGCATATAAACTTTAAATCTTTGATCTCCAGAGCTTTTTTAACTAAATTTTTTGCATACTCATCTAACCTCCACGTTGAACTAAGTACTATTTCTGCTTTTGTTTGAAGCACTATAGTTCTTAGTATCGAAGTCAATTTTTGGTCAATATAATCTCGACCAAATTTTCTTAAATGCTTATCGGTGTTTAAAACACCGTCAATATCAAGAAATACTACTTTTTCTGGTTTCATTTGTTTTTATTATAGTCTAAGTGGTGGAAAATATCATCCATATACTCACCAGCCAAGTTTAATTTAGCCTTAACCCAATCTTTTATATCTTTTTTATTTAAAAGCTTTTCTATTTCTATAGCCTTATACAATATACTTTTTAGGTCTCCCACAGCCATTTTTGAGTTTTCGTTTTTATTATCTTGCTTATAAAACATCAAATAATCATATACTGTATTAAGATAGTCTTCGGCATGGGTTAATTTAGCTTTAACCCAATCTTCTAATTCTATGTTGGTTTTGATGATTTCTTGTAATTTTTTGCTATATTCTATTATTTTATGAATATCATTTTTTGCAAGATCGTTGTCTTTTTTCTCTGAGAATAATTTGAATGATTTCATGCTGTTCCATTATTTAATAGTGTTGTTATTATATATATTTAAGTAATTAAATTTATAAAAGGATATCAAATGCCCAGTAAAAGTAAATCTCAACAAAGATTTTTCGGATTAGTTCGTAAATGTCAAAAAACAGGCGAATGTTTGAGTCCAAAAATTAAAAAAGTTGCAGATAATATCAACAAAAAAGATGCAAAAGATTTTGCTTCTACTAAGCATAAAGGGCTACCAAACAAAAAAAGAAAAACATTCAAAGAATATTTAGAAGCTGAGCATCCCGAGTTTAAATGTGAAGAAAGTGTTTTTGGTCTATTGACTAATTTGGGTCTTGGTGCTGCTGCAGTTTTAAAACAAGCAATGAAAAAAAATAAAAATGGTCCGATTTCTTTTGATGATTCCGGATCTAGTCTTGGTGGAGGTAAATACGTTGAGCCAAAAAAGAATCATGTTTGGACAAACAAAGAAGGAACAGAACAAAAAAAAGGACTCTTTGTAAAAAGAGAAGGTGATTTCGTTTACATCGAATTAAAAGATGGAATAAAGGATAAACTCTCCATCAATTGGCTTTCGGAAAGAGATTTAAAATATGTCGATGTGATGGAGGATTTAAATAAAAAGTTGGGTGAATTAAACTTACTTAAAACTCAAATTGATGCCACCAACGATAGAATAGCCAAAGATAGATTATTAACAAGGTATAAACAGATTGAAATAGCCCACAAACAAGTAGAAGCTAAACTTAAGTCTTTTGACAATTAAGCAAACAATTTATAATGACAATATTCAAGCAAATACAATTAAGAAATGGAACTTCTCAAGAGTGGTATGATGCTAATCCGATTTTAGCTTTGGGTGAACCTGGGTTTGAGATAAACACAGGAAGATTAAAAATCGGCAATGGAACTAAAAGTTGGAACGATCTCGATTACGTGTCTTGTTGTACGCTCACAACGCCAGAGCCAACGCCAGAGCCAACGCCAGAGCCAACACCAGGTGTCAATACGATATTTATATCTTGGGAAGATTGCTATGGCGCTGGTTCTCTCGATCAAATTCCAAACAAATTCGGACACTTTGATCTTTGTGGATTATCTTGCCCGGTATCAAAAGATGTCAGATTTTACTTCCAAAATAACCTTGAAGAATGGAACAAAAGATCAAAAGATCTTGTTCCATACAACGAAAACTACAACTATGCTTGCGATATAGTAGATGGCAACAATACTGTTGTAATAAGAGTAGAAAAAGGTACAGGGCTCAAGCTTGCAATTGATAGTTTGGTAGAGTGTACAAAACCCAAGCCTATATGCAATTGTTCTTGTTGTCCTACCACAATATCACCAACACCAACATCAACTCCTTATTGCCAAAAATCGTTTATTATTGATCCTACTATACCCTGGCAAGATAGTGAAATTGATGTTTCTGGTTACTTAAAAATAAATGCAACCGGAATAGTAAATTCGTTCATGAACAGCCCGAACTATAATTCTGATCCGGATGGACTAACGGATGCCCAGTTACCAAACTCTTTATACAATATCGACAATGTTATAAGCCCATGTAGACATGAGGCAATTATTGCCAAAATAGGGTTAAGCGGTCAACCGTTTTGTGCTGGGTCTTCTTTTGAATCTTTTGCTGTCGGAGCAGGTAGACTTTACCTTGCAACAAACGATAATGTAAGAGGTGATAATAGCGGATCATTTACAGCAAATATAGATGTTTGTTATTATCCAACAGCAACACCCACAGCTACACTTGGACCAACAGCAACACCCACAGCTACACTTGGACCAACAGCAACACCCACGGCAACACCAACATTAACTAAAACACCTGGTCCAACACCAACATTAACTAAAACACCTGGTCCAACACCAACATTAACTAAAACACCTGGTCCAACACCAACATTAACTAAAACACCTGGTCCAACACCAACATTAACTAAAACACCTGGTCCAACACCAACGGTGACGGCAACCAAAACGCCGGGTCCAACAGCAACACCTAGACCGACTGCAACACTCAGACCAACAGTAACGCCCACACCAACAGTAACAAAAACACCTGGTCCAACAGCAACACCAACGCTAACAGCAGCGCCTGGCACGCCTAGGGCGTTGGTTGGTGGTGGAGTAAAATACAATCCACCAATATTAATAAATCCTGACTACAGACAGTATTTTAATACTGTAGTAAATCCCGCCAATGCCTGTATTCTTAATGGTGAACTTCCTCTTCAATATGTGTTAAGCGATTCATATAGCTTTAGTAATAATTCTTTCCCAATATTTTTGTTTGATTTTAGAATTCCAACTGTAGTAACAAAGTATAGAATGTGGAATGGATTTTTAGCTAATTATGGTGTTGAAGGCAGATATGTAGATATTGGTAATCAAACTCCGCAAGCTTGGACGCTGCATGGTAGTAACGATGAAATATCTTGGAATGTAGTTGACACCAGATCAAATCAACCAAGATTGCCATATGCAACATCAACAGATCCAAGTTTGAGTAGTTACTCTGAATTCACAATACCGGCGCCTGTAGCTTATAAAGTATATAAACTTGTTATTTCTACAGGGGGAAGAAATGGCTATAGATGTTTGGGACCAACACCACCTGATTCAACACCCGATCCAACAGAAACCCTTGCGCCAACACCAACAACAACACCAACAACAACACCAACAACAACACCAACAACAACAACTAGATTGCCTGGACCGACACCAACTAAAACTTCAACACCAACTAAAACTCTAACACCAACCAAAACTCCAACACCAACAGCAACACTCGGTCTCTGTAATTATGATACTCAAATTGGTGAAATTCAGCTTTGGGGATATGAAAGCACAACAACACCTTGTGCATTGCATGGATACAACACATTATTACCAACAGTTAAATATCTTAATAATTCTGGTGTTTTGACAAACTCTGATTCCTTTGGTACTGTATTTAATATGGGAACAATTCTTGGCTTAACTGGAAATCTAGCTAAGCTAGGTCAATGGAGTTTTGAAGTCGCAAGTAGTGCCAATGGGGTGCCAACAAACAGAACAAAAGATGGATATCTTGGATTTGACTATCCAATAATATTAACATCATATAAAATGTGGGCTGATTTTGATAACATTACCGGCGCTCCGGTAAAGTATTCATTCAAAGTATATGGAGCCAATACATTTAACTCATGGACGCTGCTCGATACCAGAACCCTTGTTGAAGTTGGTTCTTCGGCAACTTTTGCCATAGCATCACCAGACTCTTATTTTTACTATAAGATATCTGTTACAGATAGCTCAAATAGATATGGCGTTACTGATGGTGTTAATTCTACTACTTTTTTCTTAGGAAAAATTAGTGATATTCAATTACAAGGTTATTTAACATAAAGGTGAATTATGCCGACCGAAAGAATTTTAGTAGGAGGAGGAACAATGTATGATAACACACACGTAAGTTCTACTCATAAGTCATACTATAAATTTTCTGTTAGTGATAATTATGTAAATAATACAGAAGCAATAATTTATTCTGGAAATAGATACAATAACTCTAGTTTAATTGATGGGACTACAAAAAGTATAAATTATGTTAATAATTTATTTACAGGAATTTTGCCGTACCAAAGTATTTATGATTCATTTTATAAAAACTCAATGAGAGGAGGAACAACTGGTTATGTATCAAGATCTAAGGCATATTTTAGTTTTGGTCTTCCTGTGGTAATTACAAAATACAGGATGTATAATGCTTTTGGAGCAGGGGTTATTGGAAATCTATTTGACGATATTACAAACCAATATGGTGATATGAGTGACCAAACTCCCCAAGACTGGTATTTGTCTGGAACAAACGATGGTGTTACTTGGACAACTGTAGATGCCAGAACATCTCAAGGTAAATTTCCGAACGCAACAAGCAAGCTCGCCCGAAATTGTTCTTACTCAGAGTATTCTGTTTCTGGTGCTACGGCTTATAAAAACTATAGATTAATAGTTACTAAAGGCGGGCGAAGTGTGTCTGACCTGCGTAATGAACAAGCTTTTCAGATTGGGGAAATGCAAATTTTGGGGTATGAAAGTCCTAGTACTCCTTGTGAACTTCATGGAGGATATACATTGTTTCCAACAGCCAAATGTATTGATGGTTTTGGCTCTGTTCTTGTTGAAACACCTGGGACAGGTCATAGGTCAAGTTTCGCTAGAGTTTTTTCAAATCTCGGGTTTAGATATTGCGCAAATATTAGTAGTGATTTTGGATTATTCCCTAACCAAAGTAGCTCCGTAAGCTCTCTAAACAAATATTATGATCTTTCCCGATCTGCTTGGGGTCCTTTTGAAACAGGAGGAGTTGGATATCTTGATTTCGGAGTTGCCGTCACTCTAAGCTATTACAACATTACAAGTGGAATATATGCGGATAACTACAACAGGGGCTACAGACTCACAGCATGGACTTTATATGGATCAAATGATAATTCTACATGGAATTCGCTTGATAATAGATCTGGGTCGGACACATCCTATTCGGGGATTTATAAATATAACATAACATCCCCGGCATCTTATAGATACTATAAGATGGAAATTAAAAACAATAAATCATCAGTTAATAGCCTTCAGTTTGTTGGATATGTATCATGATAGCAGGCAGAGGCTAGTCTTTTTGACAATTAATCGGATAAAAACTATATAATTTATAATTATGACAACGCCATTCACGCAAATACATCTGAGAAATGGAACTTTTCAAGAGTGGTATGATGCTAATCCGATTTTAGCTTTGGGTGAACCTGGGTTTGAGATAAACACGGGAAAATTGAAAATTGGCGATGGAGTTAAACACTGGAATAATCTGGAGTATATGTCTTGTTGTCCACTCACGACACCAGAGCCAACACAAGGCGTTAGTGTTAATACAATATTTATATCTTGGGAAGATTGTTATGGTGCTGGCTCTCTCGATCAAATTCCAAATAAATTCGGGCACTTTGATCTTTGTGGATTATCTTGCCCGATATCCAAAGACGTCAGATTTTACTTCCAGAATAATCTCAGAGAGTGGAACGAAAGAACAAAAGATCTTGTTCCATACAACGAAAACTACAACTATGCTTGCGATATAGTAGATGGCAACAATGCTGTTGTTATAAGAGTAGAAAAAGGCACAGGACTTAAGCTTGCAATTGAGAGTCTGGTGGAGTGCACAAAACTTAAGCCTATATGCAATTGTGCTTGCTGCCCGATAACACCATCGCCCACAATTATACCACCAACAGCCACACCAATAGTAGATGTAGGTTTTATAGATGCCGATTTTATAGTAGTGAGATATAAGTTCTTAGATGGATTAGATTTAGACACAAGAACATCAATTTCTTATGGTTCTGAACAGGGACATGAAGTTGGTTGGTGCAAAAAACGTTTATACCCTGATGCACCCGCTTTGCCCTGGTATGAGTGGGGCGGGGATAATGTTGGTACTGGCTATGAATCCGTTGTTATGTATATCAAAAATATAAGAGATTCTAATAGTGATAGCTTTTCTATATGCGGCTCTTTGAAAGCATTTTGGTATAACACAAGACAATCTGGCAATGTTGATTTGGAGTTAGTTGCTTACAAGGACGGAGTAATGCGGCAATCTGGGTACGACTGGATCAATATTGGGGGATCTGTGGTGGCCATATTGGGCAAAAGAGTTAATGTTTTAAAAAATCAATCAGCTTGTATAGCAGGAGAATTAGTAACAAACTTCAAATATTATTCTGATAATTATTTTGATTGGAGAGATTGTGATGATGTGAGACCAACACCAACACCTACACCTACACTAACTGCCACACCTACACTAACTGCCACACCTACACAAACAGCAACACCTACACAAACAGCAACACCTACACAAACAGCAACACCTACACAAACAGCAACACCAACACCTACACATACACAAACAGCAACACCTACGCTTACACTAACAGCAACAGCAATATCTACGCTTACACCAAGTGCTACACCTACTAAAACACCAACTGTTACGCCTACACCAACTGCTACACCAGCAGCCACGCCAATATCCCTGACTTTATTGGGAATGACATTTCCAGACGCAATGGATCTAGACACAACTTCGAACAAACTTTATATATTAAACACTGGCAGTACTGGTGGAGAGACCAACACTGTTTGGGTTTTTGATAATGACACCAACTCTGTCAGCAATGTTATCACTGTTGGCGCTCAACCCTCAACTATTAGTGTGGATAGAACTCAAAGAAAGGCAATAGTTGTAAATTATGTAAGCAAAACTGCCAGCATTATTGATTTAGCGTCTGATTCTGTTGTCGCCACAATAAACGGTGATCCCACATACGCTATATTTAATGCAGCGCTAGATAGTGTAAACAATAAAATATTTACAGCAGAAGGTCTTAATCAATTAGTAGTTAGAAATTACACAACAACCTCTATTTTAACCACGATATCTGGTGATTTTTATCCCAATGGTTCTATGGAGATCAACACCCATTCTAATAAATTGTATGTAGCCAATTTTTATTCAAATGTTGTGCATATTATAAATACATCCAACAACTCTGCAATAGAAACATTGACCCTACCCTCTGGTGAGTATATCGTAGCTATAAAGTCTAACACAACTAACGATTTGACATATGTTGCTACAGTCAATGATGATTGGAGTTCTTCAGGACACATTACATTAAAAGTAACTCTGGTGAATTCCAATAATACTATTGGATCTTCTATCACTTTAGTGAATAATCAACCGACCAATAGTTTCGTGGAACATATCAGCATGGACATCGATGAACAAAATGGTTATGTTTATATCTGTGGAGCCCCAGGGAATACTTCTCATGGAAACAGTTTATATAAAATAAATTCTTCTTTGACCAATACTTCGTTATTGTACTACGGTGATGGTGAAATAATAGACTTAAAATTTAATTATGTGAATGACTACTTATACATACTAATCGATTATGTGTCTGGCTTTTATATAGATAAAATTTTATCTTCTTGAATCATGGAATAAAATCAACCATATCTATAAAGCCATGAGATGCTGATGTGGATGTGGATGTGGATGTGCAAAAGCAGCTTGTAGAAAAGCTTGTTGAAAAGCACTCTGTTCTGTATCCAACGCCCGTGCTTGTGGAGCGGCATTCTCTTGAATAATTTGTTGAATAAATATTTGTTAAATGAGAAATAAAGCTTGTGGTATAGCAATAATCTGCTGGGTCTGGGCAATCTTTGAAAGTATATAGGTTTTCTGGGACATCGCTAATATCTACAATGCAAACTTCTGGTGTGGGTGTTGGTAGCGGAGAAGCTGTTGGTTCTGGTGTTCCTATCACACAATCAGATGTAATTCCGTGGAATATTGGCAAACTCTCGATTTCTTCATCAGATAATGGATCAGGGTATATTACTATCTTAGAGACTCTATATTTAAACTCTTCATTATTTGTAATATTATCATCTTTGAAAAACCATAAAGAATTTGAGTCTATTACTGCGTATTTTTCATAATCATAAAACTCAAATTGTTTTACCTTGTTTAAATACACAGTAACTTTTTCTGTCTCTTCTCTCTTTAAAACTATTTGGTTGTAATCATTCTGAGACATCGCAGTATTACCAGGACCAGCCTTTGGAACAAATTGTAAATATTGTCCTACTGCTCTTATAGGCATACAAGTGCTTGGATCAACATTTCTATTTCCTATGCCATTATAAAAATATAAACCAACATCTTTAGAAAGATCATTAAAATCAACTAGCTTTCCAAATGTAATTTTTGGGTCTACAAAAACTTTTAAAACCAACTCCATGGTATAAAATCTTATTTTAGTTGCAGGAAATTCTGTTGTAGCAGGAGTTGCAGTTGCTGTTGGTCCTAGCGTTGCAGTTGGAGTAGTAGTTGGTCCTGGAGTTGTAGTTGGTGTCTTAGTAAGAGTTGGGGTAGCAGTTGGTGTCTTAGTAAGAGTTGGGGTAGCAGTTGGTGTCTTGGTAAGAGTTGGGGTAGTTGGTCCAAGCGTGAGAGTTGCAGTTGCTGTCGGTCCTGGTGTAGATGTTGATGTTGATGTTGGTGTTGGTGTTGGTGTTGGTGTTGGTGTTGGTGTTGGTGTTGGTGTAGATGTCTTGGTTGGTGTTGGTGTAGATGTCCTGGTTGGTGTTGGTGTAGATGTCCTGGTTGGTGTTGGTGTAGATGTCCTGGTTGGTGTTGGTGTAGATGTCCTGGTTGGTGTTGGTGTAGATGTCTTGGTTGGTGTTGGTGTTGGTGTTGGTGCAGATGTCTTGGTCGGCGTTGGTGTAGGAGTAGTATTGGGGTCCTCAGCAAAAAACACAAATTGACCATTGGCAAATGATGCCTCTTGAGAAAAAGAAGAATGTGAGCTGTGATGACCAACATTCCAATTCATACCATCCGATGAATATAAATATGTGTCGTCACCAGCACCATATTGATTTATAATAAAAATACCATTACCAAACTTAACACCATTCCAGATTTTACTACCAGATACGGGGATGCTAACCTCAGTCCAATTAATAGCATTACTACTATAAGCTATAATTGCTGGGTTTGATAGTCTTACTGCTACAAATTTACCATTTCCATAATCCATGCTGTATTGTTTGCTGAAGCCGTTCCAAGTATTATTGTAAGAAGAAAAAGGGCTTGAATACTTAGTATAGCTTATTGTAGCGTCATAATTGACTGTTATTATATAACATGATAAGACATTACTTGAGTCATAGGCTATTTCTACGAACTTATTATCACCATAGCATGATGCCCCCACTATTACTCTTTCATAAGGAGCGGTAGTCCAATTAGTTCCATCTATACTTATGCATTTCCAATAGTTTGATCCATCAACATAGTTAGAGCCAGATTGATATTGTTCTCGCAAAGATCCATCTATCATGTAGGTGCTACTGCCATTATACAATATGTTGGTAACTCCACGAAAATTCATACAATGTTTAGCATAGTATGGATTGCCATTTGGTGCATTTGAGCTGCCGGCGATAATAGGAGGAACTGGCGTCCAACTTAGACCATCTGTTGAGGTTGACAAAACACTAGGACTACCCGAAGAATTTGCTGGTGTTTGGTTACTTAGCAAACAAATAAACTTGCTTCCGTCATATATGATCGACCACAATGTTCCACTTGCGACACCAAGGGTTGAATTATCTTGACTGTTTGCAGATATTCTCGTCCATGTAGACAAATCACTAGAGTAGTAGATTTTATTTCCGCTTCCACCATCCGATGCCAGATATAGGTATTTATTATCACCGTAACACCATATGTTTTGTCCTGATGTGGCATTATCTATGAAATTGGTGGGAACATAATTCCAGTTTGTTCCATCCGATGAATATAGTACTACATTTGTGGGCATATGAATTATATATGCAACAAAACCATAAAGCACTTCGATATAGTTTTGCAATAAAATAAGAATAATGCTTAGTCTTTAGTTGACTCTATCTTGTTTCTGAATATTTTTTGAAAAACAATAAACAAAACAACACTTATTATGGCAAAATCCAAGAAACCACCGGCAATTTTGCCTATCCCCAGTTCTAGTCCGTCTGCTATTACCAATTTATAATCTCGCCAGCCACCGTGAGTTTTGTTTATTATAAAGTCAAAAAATGGCATAATTAGGTTTGCAGAAATATTTCTAATGAGGCTGTCGAAAGTGCCACCTAATATTACAGCTAAACAAACTTTTTCTAAATCTTGTTTAAATGCAAATTCTTTGTACTCTTTTAAAGTTTGTTTGACAGCCTCTTCTACTTTTTTATCTATAAAGTCTTTTTCCATATTATTAACTATGATAAAAATTGTATAATATTAATATATAATTTATCATGAAGCGAAAAAGTTTTTTCGAATGGATAAAAAAGCAAGAAATATTTGAATCCAAGCATGTGGTTTATCGCCCTGAAATTAGTGTTAAAAAATCTGTAAAAATGTCTGTGTCTTTGAACGATATTATAGAACTAGGACCTGAAACTAAGCTTAAAGGGGCTAACGTCACCAGACTGGCTAAGGTTGTAGAAATAAAGAGAAGCCACGTAGAAGCTCTAGATTTGTCAAAAAATGATGGCAGTAGAATCATAATACCTATTGATCATCTTTACGAAAAACAAGAGTTGACAGGCGTTAGACTAAAGCCACGGGAAGAGCGAGATCTTGCTGCTATGGGAGCAAAAAACTTATGGATCAAATTAACCCCAAGACAATATGCTAAGTATAAGTCAAAATATAAGGAACCCGAGGTAACTCCTGTTGTTCCAAAAGAACCACAAATAGATGATGACCAAGTTAAGTTTTTGAGAAATTGGTTTGCAAGTGCTAAGGCAGAGGATGATAAGCAAAAACAACAAGATCAACAAACCTTAGACATATTTGGATCAAATCAAGATCAAGAAGAAAAACCCAAAACTGGTAGTTCAATTATAAGCAAGCCATCACCCTTAGCGAGATTTATAAAGAGAAACAATGAAGAATAAAAAAATAGGATTTTGTTTTACTGGTGAGGGTGCTCGCGGCTCCATTCAATCTGGGATTGCTCTTTCCTTGAGCTTAAAAGGAATCAAACCAGATCTAACAATAGGGATATCCAGCGGAAGTATATGCGCCGCTAGTTATTCTTATCTTGGTCCACAAGGATTAGCAGATATGTGGTCAAATATATCCAATGTTTTTGATGTTTTTAGCATCAATTATACTTTTTGGAACAAGACTGGTGTTATGAATCAAAAGCCGATGAAAAAAATAGTAGAAAACGCAGTTAAAAACGATCCAATATGTGAGAGTGTTGTATCTAAAATGAATATACACACCGGTGAGATGCAATATGTCTCCAATATGCAGGTTTCAAAAGAAGAGTTTGTCAAAAGCGTTCTGGGGAGTGTGGCTATAACAGGGCTTGTTCAAGATGTAGATGGCTGGGTTGATGCTGGTAGTCGCCAATTAGCTCCTTTAAAACAATGTATTGATTTTGGTTGCAATGAAATATATCTTATTATGGGCAGACCTTTAGCTCTAAGCTTCTGGGATAAGCCTAAAGGCTATTTAAAGCCTGCTGAGATGGCTTTTAGAGCCCTTGATATAAGTTTATATGAAATAATGACAAGAGATATAAATGAGTCTATTAAGAACGAAGATGACCCTTATTATAAAGGGATAAATATTTATCTTATTGAGCCAAAGGAACTTTTATTTGACTCAGTTTACTTTAATAAATGTAAATCGGGTGTTGAGTACGGTAAAACTGAATACAATAAATACAACAAAAAAGCAATTAAGAGCTTGTTCAAAAAAAGGAATATTATATGAGCGTTGATGATTTCTGCTTTGAGAATAAAACAGAATCTTTTAACGAGTGGTTAAAAATCGAAAAAATTAAAGCAGAAAACCTTGATCTACTTGAACAAGCTTTTATTGCAGGATATGAAGAGGGTAAAAACTGTCGAGATAAGTACAATTACTGCCAGTTAAATCAAAAGTGAATTTAAACCCTAGCAGCTAGTTTGTAAATTTTATGTGGTTTTTTAAACACGCCAGCAGTGCTTTCTTTTTCTTCTCCCATCCAAATGTGACAAAAGCCACAGCACTTATCTAGTCCATGGGCAATTATTCCATTTTTATCAAGAGATATGACGGAAAAATTACCATGATATCCCATGGGTAGTTCGTTTTTATCTTTATCAATAAATACGGGACCACCGCTGGCGACCTTTATTTGATCGCCAGGAATAAGTATCTTCCAATCACTTACCGTTTCTTTTTTTTGCTTTTTCTTCTTAGCCTTAAATCCAAAGATAGATTCGCATTTTTTACATTTTCTTATTCTTGCTGGATTTTTCTCGTTGCATTCTGGGCATATTTTAAAAGCCATTTATTCACCCTGTGATGATACCGCTTGGAACTACGACGCCGCTACCAAATTTTGTATTATAAACATTTTTAATATCATCATCTGGCTCCGATATTATCAAAACATGACTTTTTAATATTGAATACTCTTTATCCTTAGACATGGGCATCAATGGCATTGATCCGACACCCTCTTGGCTCATAATAAATTTCTGTGGTTCAACAAGAACAACAGTGTTTTCATCCTCAGATTTAACTTGAGTGATGATTTCTTCACCTGTGATTAACTTTAAAACTTTAATTTTCATTTGTTTATCCTTTGGGTTGGCGGGATACTAACACACATTGAATGTTGGGTCAATAGCCATTTTCTGCTTGACGTAAGTCCTTTGTTTTCAATGATTTATATCAAAAAAATATATAACTTAAAAACAAAATCCAGAAACACTAAATACTATTGTTGATTCGAATGTTGATTTTGAATACACTTTAACAATGAGGCGAACATGAATAACAAATACAAAAACTACAAAAGATTGGTCAGTTTTTTAAAGAAAAACTTACCAATTGCGTATCCTGTTAGTGTCAGAAGGTGTATCATGAGCCGTTCTCTCGACGGAGAATGTGTTAAATACAAGAAAAAATTCTTTATAAAAATAAACAAAGATCTTAGTGAAAATCTCGCCATAGAGACATTAATTCATGAATGGGCTCATGCTCGTGCCTGGAATCATCTGTTGGATTCAATGGAAGCAGATGATAGGTTCGATGATTTTTCACATGACGCAACATGGGGTGTTGCATACAGTGAAGTTTACAGAGTATATCAGAAGCTTGTTAATGAATCATACAAAGAAAAAGTCGGCTCCTCAGCATCAGCTGAGAAGCTTTGTGGAAAATTTAGCATCCCAAAGTAAATTAGCCTACTATGAATTATTTTGTATCAATTGAAAATAGCTACCAACACAGTTGGCAGATAGAGCTTTTGATACAAAGCTTTAAAGAAAAAGGCATAGAAAATAATCTGTATGTGACTGTTGGCATTGATGATTCTATGTCGATGTATGATTGCAGAAATTTAGCCGAGCATGTCAAAGTATTTTATTTTAAAAAAACACATTCAAATTTAAGCCTCAATAAATGGCAGTCTTTTTTGAAGACTGCGGGTGATGAAAAAGAAATCTTTCCTGTGACAGTTTTAAATCCCTGTAGCGTATTTTGTAGTGATATTTCTATTGGTGATCATAAAATAGTGTCGAGTGAAGATTCTTTTTTAACACACAATATAATTAGTGATTACTATGAAGAACTAGCCTCAGAAGAAGATAAAATTAAAAACAATTGGATAAAATTTGGAAGCACAATATCTTTCAACAATCTGCCTGTATCTTTTTTTGAAGACGTTTTGTTATATATAAAATATTTTTTAGATAAAAAAGAATTTTTAGGAATTGACACAGCAGCATTAAATTTAAGTGTTTGGAAAAATTGGGATGCTCTTTTCTTTAAAGATGAAGAAACATCAAACATTGAAATCAGACCGTATTCAATTGAAAGCAATATGTTAGAAAATGTTGTTAAAAATATTATAAATTATGATCATGGAATACAACCGAGTTTCAATAAAGTTTGGTTCAGCAAAAATGATTTCTCCATGCATCCAGACAAACCAATGGTGTGTTTATCTAAAATTAGACACACAAGGTGTTCAAATTTTATCGCAGATGTTGCAAAAAATTATCTTGATAATAAAAATTTTTTTTAAATTTATCAAACAAAAAATTTATGTAAACGAGAAGGATAAATATAAGTAGAGATGATTAGGATTATCAATTTTGGGCATGGATGCCCAGCTCTTTAAATTAATAAAACCCTGGAAATCATATGGAAAACATTACTTTAAGCGTGTTGTCTGTGGGCGATCTTTATGAAAGTTTCACAAGACTTTTTATTAAAAAATTAGATGCAATATATGACGATAAAATAAATCTTTGCATAACAACAGATAGAGATTTTAGTCAAAGAATAAACTCAAAAAAAGTTATTTGTCATTTTAATATTTTATCAAACAATATTGTAAAGCCATCAGGATATACTCTTCCTGGTCATGGTAAATCTACATTCTTTAAATATTATTTGAAGTCTTTAGCTCTCGCTTACTCATCCAGGGTTATACCTAATAACTCTATCTGTCATACAGATGCAGATGTTTTACCTACTGGCAGCTTTGGCAAATCTTGCTTTGATTCTTTTACTGAAAAAGGCTTGTATTGCTCAAACATAGTCAAGTGCTCTGGTGATTATCATCAGGTGTATAATGCTGCGGGAGAGATTATGATAAACCATAAATTGAAAACAATTGTAAATCATTACATGCCAGATTTACAGGAAAAAGATTTTGCAGAAATGAGATGCCCTATAGAGAATAAATTGTTTTTTAATAAAATAGATTTTGATACAATGGTAAAATTTTGTCACAAATGGTATGAGATTGGTAAATTTGTTGATTCAAAAAATCTACAAAGATATGGAGATTGTTTTGAAATAAAACCCGCCTGCATGATGTATGGAATAGATATAATTGAAAATTATCATCTGCCATTTGATGATGGATTCAAAGGAACGTTCGCAGAAATGTTTAATAAGAGGGTAACAAAAACTGACTGTCCAGAAGAATATAGAGATCTAAATGAAGAAGAATTTTTGAATTATGCATTAGAAAAATTCAATTGATTATTCATAAACATATTCTCCTACAAATTTTGAACCATCTTTAAATAAGAAATCTTTACACTCATCTCCTTCTATTTTATTAAAAGAAGCGTGTATTATACTTTTATCTCTCACTACAGGATAGATTTGGTTCATTAAAAAATCTTGATCATTCCCATAATGAGAAGAATTAACAGAATTCAATAATTCACTCCAACTATTTATTTCCGGTATCTTCTTGGTTCCAAACATTCCAGCCATTATAGGCATTCTGTGGTCCGGATGGTCTCTCATTATGTGGAATGGTTTATCAGAGGATAACCATTCATCAACTGCTATTTTTTCTCTTAAAGATATTCTTGAGTCTGTGTCTCTTGATAGCATTATTTCAACATTTGGGTCGTCGATAGCTTCAAATCTCCAGGTAGAGGATTTTATCGCGTCTTGCCTGATTATTATCTTTGTGTTATCAAGAGAATACAGTCCATCAAATGTTTCTTTAGGAACTGTTTTTTCATCACAATAAAACCAACACTCAAAACCAGGATATAAATCTTTTGCCAATATTGCATTTTTGATAGCACCTATGTTGTATATCGGTTTGCTTCCCCATAATGAAAATGATATTATTTTCTTCATACTAATATATATAAGTAACAATTAAAATAGAATAGAGTTTTATGTTGAACGACCCAAATGAAATAGAAAATTTTTTGTCATCAGAAGGTTATAAAAATGTTAAAGTTGATTTTTTTGAAAAAAAATCTGATAAATTTATTTATTCCATTATTACTCCTGTTCACAACCACGAAGGAGTAATAATAAAAAATTTAAATCATAATTTAAAAAATATTTCAAAAGATTTTGAATTAATAATGATCTTTGATAATTGCGAAGATAAAAGCTTGGAAGTTGTAAAAGAATTTTTAAATAAAAACACATTTTCAAATTTAAAAAAAATAACACTTGTAAAAAGTGCCTATCCTTTATTTGAAACAACATGTGATAACATTGGTTTTAAATTATCTACCGCCAATTATGTTATAGAAATACAAGCAGACATACAAATTTTCACATATGGTTATGACCACATAATGTCTCGTCCTTTTGAAAAATACAATGATGTGTTCTCTGTTTCCGGGAGATGCGTGCATGGATTGTTTGATTATTCTCAAGGCTTAGGAAAACTCGGAGTAGACGTAGAGATTCCTTTGAATCTAAGGTTCGAACAATACGATAAGTTCTATGTGGGTGATACATGTAATCGTGGACCATGGATGATAGACAGAGAAAAATTAAAGACTCTGAACTACTTAGATGAGGTTAACTTTGTCTTAGGGAATGATGATCACGACATAAACACAAGGGCAAAAACTTACAATCAATGGGTTTGTGGATATATTCCGATCGAGTTTAGATCCATACTGTCAGAGGGAGCAACCAGAAAATCGAGAAGTGCTTTAAACCAAGAAGTTTTGAATAAAAGATCTTCTGTGAGTAACGGAGGAATAACAGAAAAAATAAGAAGGGGTGAGCAATCTTATTCTTCCACAAAGATACATGAAAGAAATTTGTAGGTTTCACTAATCCCATTCTTGGAAAAATTCTACCTGTTTATTAATCTCTGATATCAATTGATTTTTAATATCAGAATATTTGTTTAATTCTTCTACGAAGAATCTTTCATGAAACTCAACATAAAAGAAATTAATCTTGTTCAATAAATTTTCTTTGATAAGATCTTGAATAATTTCAAATTCTGCTCCCTCAACATCAAGCTTAACAACAATTTTTTCAGCATTTGACTGCTTTATTATTTCAGATAATCTAATGCAAGGAATTTTTGTTTTTGACCATTTAAAATTTCTGTTATAGACCGTATCTTTTTCTGGGGGTTTATTCAATATGTTAGCCACATTACTGAGTTTGTCAGCCTCTATATTCATATCAATAAATCCATCATATACCCAAACGGCTTTGTTGAATAAATTTAAGTTTTTCGAATCATATCTTGGATAATATTTTTTAATGTCTCCATTTTTAATTAGATTCATCGCTTGTTCGTAAACAAAAGGATTTGCCTCAAAACAATCTATTTTCCAAGTTTCATCAAAATTAAATCTGTTGGATAGCGCATTCAATCCATAAAACAAATTAGTGCCACAATCTATCATATGTTTCATAAAACACCTCTTCTAATTATAGATGGAATCCAATACTGGACAGCTTTTTTTCAATAATTTCTTCGATAATTTGCCACTTACTTCCCATCTCTATTGATTCACCCCATCGGTTATGCCAGTGCCAACTAAACGCCCTTTCAAAAAGATGGGTTGTATTGCATTTCTGAAATGGTTTAAACCCTTCAGCCAAGCCAGGATAGTCTTTTGTATCTTCCGGAGTTGCTTGCCACTCTGTGTTAAAAAAAGTGCTTGGAAATATAGTCCAATTTTTATTTTGAGCCCTTACATAAGTATATAGATCTCTGCCGTAACAATGACTATTTGGTGTTGGAGCTGTATTCAATAGTTGATTAAGTAAATCTTTTGTTAATTTGCTATCTTTAAAAAGATGCATTATAGCTCCGTTAATCATGTTTTTTTCTGCTGCCCACTTGTACATAAACTCTTGGTTTAATAGTGGAGAAAAATCTCTCAACAGAACAACATCCATGTCGAAATAGACTCCTCCATACTTATGCAAGCATAACAATCTAAATATATCTCCATCGATCCAAAATTTTCCGTCTGTGGCTGTTAAACTTTTATAGTCCTCAAGGATCGTTCCTTTAGCCTCTTCGATTGGATCCCATTTTCTAAAGTTGATCAAATCTTTAAAGGGTTTCAAATAATTATTGTTGATCAGATCTTCGTTGGACCACAAGTTTAATTTGGCTAATTTGAAATTTTGTGTTGCAAAAAAACTTTTTATTGGGAGAGACTGCTTGCGATCAAATTTTCCGCTCCAAACAACATGATATTCAGTTGGTTTTGATAAAGTCTCATCTGCTATCGAAGAGCAAAACTCATAGCCTTTTTTTAAATTATAATATAACTCAGGGTTATCCACATCATTTATATCAATCATTATAAATTACATTCCAAGGATTGTCTGTTGTTTGATCTTTTCTTAACATTTCACGTTGTATGGTCAAATTAGTCAAAACAGATTGATCGTGTCTGTGATCTATAAATCCAGGTATATTTTCTCCATGAATGTTGGGAGCATCAGTTAAAATATTAGGATTTTTGCAATAATCAAACCACTCTTTTAAGAAGTCTATTGTTGTTTTTGTTTTTCTCCAAAAACAAAGAGCGCCATACGTTTGACCAGAATTCCAGTATTTTTCTTCATCACAATTCATTAGTACAAAACAATCTTTTTTTGTATATTTATAATTTAAAAAAGGACCTCTTATAAAAAGACAATCTTTTGTTTCCAGTTTAGCCAAGTCAAGCATTTTTTCTGAGAACCAATCTCCGGCATCACAATATATAAGCATTTCATCTTCACTACATAGGTTTTCTATGTATTTTAGTATTAAGTATGGTTTCCAAAGCCAGTAGCCATAACCTCTACGTTGATTTAATATAAATTCATTTTGTTTTTTAAAATTATCATCAAAATCTGATGGGTTTGCGTTCCAAACTTTATCAACCATTTTTTTATTAAAAGAAAGAGTTGTTAATCTTCTTGGTTCGTAATTCGGATCAGTAAATGTAAGAAGTGTTGTTTTCATATCATTATATATAAAAAAAATATTTATTTAATTTTTAAATATAAAATAATATATACTGTAGGAAATCGCAAACTCAAGGAGGAGGTTGAAGGTGATGGAACAACTAATTTTTCTCAGAAACGCTTATTACAATAAAGAAGACAAAACTGTTTACGGGACTCATAAAACAGGCGGTTTTTATTCATGCATAAATGAGGTACGTTTCGCCATATATGAATTGGCGCGAATGAAAATATATCCCGAGAATGTTTCTTTTAACGATACTTTAAAACACCTGCACAATTACAGTGATGATAAAGACCTGTATCCTTTTATATACAAGGTTAATTTAGAAACTTTAGATCAACTTAAGTCTGAAGATTTTGAATCAGGAGTTCTTAGAAATCATGATGGTTACTGGTCGAATCATGCAGAATTTCAAAAATTAAATTTCAAGCAAATCAAAATGGTCGAAGACATTTACTTTAGTCCTTCTGATCTTGTTTTGGAAAGAATAAAATTTTTAGAACAAAAATACAACATAGATTACAGTAACACTATGGCTATTTTTAACAGAGGAACTGATAAGCATGTTGAGGTTAATTTAGCGCACCCAAATGATTGGTTAGACCATATCAACAAAAGAAACAAAAAATATAGACTTCTTATACAAACAGATGAACTTCGCAATAGAGATATATTTATGTCAAATTTTGATAATGCATTCTTTTTTGAAGAAATGATATTTAACAACACTTATGTCAAACCAACTGAGAATAAAATAGAGTGGAGTATAAACTTTGAGTCAATAGTTAGAATTATATCTAATTGTAAATATTTGATAACTCATTCAGGAAATTGCGGCTTAATACCTGTATTATATCGGGCAAATTTAAAAGAATTATCGCAATGTAAGGATAATGGGCAATTTGTTATTTTTTAGGAGAATATAAATATGAATTACTATAGGTCTCAAATAGGGCAAGATGTATTTGTAATGGAAACATTGAATTTCAAAAAAAAAGGCACATTCTTAGATATTGGAGCTGGACCGTCTGAGACTATATCGAATACTTATGCCCTAGACAAGGGTTTTGGTTGGAGTGGAATGTGTATTGATATTGAAGATCATACAAATAGCTATTTCGATAATAGACCTAACACAAAGTTTTGTTGTCATGATGCTTTAACTTTTGAATATGAAAAACAAATGAATGAGTTTTTCAAAGACAATAAAACAATAGATTATCTCACAATCGATTTAGAGCCCCCTCACATAAGCCTCAAAGCTTTGTACAAGGTTCCTTTTGATAAATATACTTTTAATGTAATTACATTTGAAACAGATGCCTATAGAGAATGTGGCACAAAAGATGCCTCAAGAAAATACTTGACCGATAGAGGATACATTCTTATAAAAGAAGTAAATAGACAAGATGATTTTTATATCCACTCATCTGTTATAAAATAATTATAACTATGAGTGTTCGTTTATATTTATTCCTTTTTGCTTAAGCCATTCTATATGCGATGGATGAGATGGAGTTTTAACAATCTCTTCTTTTTTTAATCCAAAATTTTCTCTTATTCTTTGTAGATAAACAGATTCTCCCTGCCACCAAGTTGAGTTGTTTTTCATGTTTACAGAATCATTTTTTGTTAATTCTGTTGCTTTATGCTCTATGACATTAGACATATCTATTAGAAGAGAATCAGTAATCTCTGCAACATGTGTCATTTCTGTGTCGCAGAATAAATGTTTATATAATGGGTTGTAAACATAGCCAAATCTATTGTAATATTCTTTGTCCATAACTGGAAACGTTACAATCCAAGGCTCTCTTCCATCATTTGTTTTTAAAACAAAATTTTTCTTATCCCCTACAAAATCCAGTATTTTTTGATCCCATCCATTTTGGCAAACAAAATCATCTGATACTATCACAATTATGTCTTCAAAATTTGATTCTTTAGCCCCAATATTTACTGCCTCTACACAAGAGTTTCCATCTCCAACAATTATTTTGGCATAATCTTTCTTGCCAGCTAGGTATTCATCTTTTGTTGGATCACTTGAATCAATAGATATATAATAAGAAACATTGTCCTTGTTTACACAATTGCCATAAAACAAATCAGCTATTCTATAGCAAAGATCGCTTCTTTGCCTGGAGGGGTGGACTATTGTTATTTTTCTATTCATAATCTATCTACGCTTTCACAATAAAGATATTTTTTTGAACAATAAATCATCAGAAATACACATGTTTCTAACTATGTTCAAATTATCTTTAACAGCTTCTAATTTGGAATAATATAATTCTTCCGATAATTGATTTACATCAAAGTCTTCTTCCAAGAATATTATAGCATCATTGTTAAAGTGTTTTGTGATACTTTTTGAACCATAATAAACTGGTATCACCCCATTTGCAAAACAATCTGTTATTTTTTCTGTGTAGTAGCAATCCATGTTGACATTCTCTATTGCTATGCTGAACATATATTCGTTCATTGCTTCAGTTTTTCTTTGATGATGGTACCAATGCGAGCCGCCTATTTGTTTGCTTCCACAGGCTCCACCATACATATCTACCTTATCTTGTAGCCTCTCAGCCCACGACAAACGATAACGATGACCATCTGTCATTGAATTATTGCTGCACAAAAAAGAAACAAGTTTTGTTTTTTCATGAATTCCATATTCTTCATCAGGTGTCCATGGAGCGTTACTGCCTGCAGGACAATAGATGAAAAAGTCTGGGTCTAACTCGATCAACTGTTCATCGTAAGTGAAAATTTTAGAGTAAGATTCTTTGTATCTTGTAAAATTATTTCTCAATCCATCAAAGAGTCCACGAGTTATAGCTTTAGATTCACATGTCCAGCCAAATTTGCCAGACTTATTATTATCGCTTAAGCCATCATGTAAAGCGTGGTCTATTCTTATTTTGATATCTTGTGGACTATTAGTCCAAGAAAAAAGCTTTGGCTTTCTTTTTCCACAAGAGCTTACATTTAAATCGAAGGGAGATCCGATTGCTTGAACTAGTATAGGTTTTTCCATTTGTTTATTTTATACGCTGGCAAACCGCACATTGAGCTTGTTTGGTCTGTAGTGTCGTATCTGTTTTTAAAAGATTGATACGCCTTAATTAAGTATAAAATATCATTTACTTCTTGTTTATCCCAACCAGCAGACATTAAAGCAAACTTGGTTTGCTCCATATCTTTATCTTTTAACAACCAAGCACTTGTTAAAAACCTATCTCCCAAGGCTTTTTCTGGCATATCTTCAACAGACAAATCATCTATAGGATAAACTGTGTTCAAAAGACCAGAATTTGAATACATCTTGAGATATCTGGACGAATCTATATCTGGGTTCTCAAGACCAAAGACATATTCTTTTTTATAGTCTGGGTCCAAGCCATTTATTCCTCTTGTGATATTTGTGAGTTTTTCTGGCATTTCTCCTTTGCCATATCTTGCCTGCATTCTTAAATATCTGTGGGCTGTGATCGGGTCATCTTTGACCTTTTTGCCAAACTCACCAACAGAGACCACTTGACCATTTTTTAAATGATGAGCTCCACCAAAAATATCTATCAGCTCTGTGTTATCTCCATCTGAATTTTTTAAAGGAATATACATTGAGTTAATTGTAAAGTCTCTATAGGAAGCGTCATCCTCCAGGCTTGAGGCAGAAAAATCTTCGGGCGATAGTCTTCTGCTTTTTAGACTTTTTGACATTGGAGCCAAAAAGAAATCTTCATTATCAACTACAGCTGTGAATTCAGCCTCGTTTCCTTTTTTGCTGAGCCTGCTTACAAAGAAATATTTATTTGATTTTGGATTAGTTGGTAAATTTTTGTCCTTAGAAAATTCAGAATGAATCTCCTCGAAACCAGAGCCTGATAGTATCATTTTTATTTCACTGGCTGTTGCATCAGTCGCCAGGTCATAATTACGTGGAGTTTTTCCTTTTAGATGATCTCTAACAGCACCACCAGTAAGATATAATGTTTTCTTCTTTAATTTTGGTTCAACTTCACCTTTTTCTTTGTCTATTGTCGTGTAACCAACGCCAACTTCTGTACTATTTTCAAAAGCTTTTACTAATTCTCGTAAATTTGAGTGATTTTCTTTATCAATAACAAATGGCTGAAACTCTTCTTGTCCTGGTGACCTAGCCAGCTTAACCTTTGATAATACAGGGGTTTTATTTTCTCTGATGGATAAGTAATCACTAAATTTGCCTGGCATATTTGTTCCCTTCATCTTGTATACTATATATTAGGGTGTTTTAAAAATTAATTATGCTGGTGGTCCCTGTATACCTAGTTTGTAGAGTAGATAGGACACCATAATTACCCAAAATATCTTAACAAAAAATTCAATTATACTTGACCATTTACTTTCTGTGCTTGTGGTGCGTATGTGGATGGATTCTATTTTAACCTCAAAATTTTGAACTTTTTCACAAAAAGTATCTACATCTTCTTTTAAATCTTTTATTTTACTTTGTAATACGCTGATTTTAGAATCTTTTGAATTCAATGATTTTTCAAATTCAATAATTTCTTTTTTAAATTCATCTATTTTTTGCAAAACTTTATCTTGGCTTTTTTCAAGATTGTTTAATTTTTCTTTTGTCAATTGATCCATATTAATATTTACATTTTTCGTTTGAAAATTTAAAGAAAAACACTAAAATGATAATATGGAAATTATAAAAAAGGGCTGGGGTTACGAAAAAATTATTGTTAACAACAATGAGTATTGTGGGAAAATATTATATTTTAATAAAAATAAAAAATGCTCATACCATACCCATGTTTTAAAATTGGAGACATTCTACCTACAGAGTGGAAGGATTTTATTGAAACTTGGATCTACGGACAACATGGAAGAAGCCAAAGATATAGTATTAAATCCAGGTGATAAAATTGATATACCAAGAGGAACAAGACATCAAATAATAGCATTGGAAGAAAGTGAGTTGTTTGAATTTTCAACACAACATTTTGAAGAAGACTCAATTAGAATAATAAAAGGTGACTAAAGATAATAAATATTAAGCTATATAGAGTATATGGGTAAAAATGATAATATTTTAGATGAAGCAAAAGAAGATTTGGCTATAGCTGGCGAGGTTCTCCCCAGCATGAATGTTTCTTCTTTAAGCGTGCAAGACTCAGAGAATAGTTTGTCAAACATAGTAAGTGATGAACAACTTGTAGATGTTTATCAGGAAGTTCTCGAAAACATAAGACAAGATAGAAAACAAACAGATGAATTTATAAATAACTTTGCTGATTTAGTTATAAACGAAGGAGACTCTACGAGTGCAAGCAAAGAAGCTCTTGTGAATTTACTCAAGCTCAAGCATGATACTTCTGACAAAATGGCAAAAATAGCAGATTTAATGACAAGAATTAAATTAAAAGATAAAGATACCTTCCCTAAATACTTAGCAGCAAATCAAAATAACACAATAAATATTAATTCAGGGAACAATAAAAGACAATTTCTAGAGGCACTAAATAAGAAAAAAGAGGAAGGTCAAAATGAGATTTAACACAATGAATTACTGGTTAAATGAGGATCTTGGCGATCCAGGTGAAGTTGCAGCAAATCAACCTGCAACTAATGCTTCTTCTGGAATGCAGGTTCCCGCTGCAGATCCAGCAGAACAGCCACAAGATCCCCAACAAACAGAACAACAACCTCAAGCTCAACAACCTCAAGCTCAACAACCTCAAGCTCAACAACCTCCAGAACAAGAAGTTAAAGAACCTGTCACTCCTGATATGCCTGAGGAAGAAAACAAGCCAGAAGAAAATTTTGAAACATGGAAGATGGAGTATTTTAAAAATAGCGCAAAAGGTGATACTAAAACACTCTTGGATAGTATTCATGGAATAAGAGATTCAGAGCTAGACTCTTATCCAAGAAAGTTTGTAGAGGATAATCTACAGATTTTATTTCTTAGGCAAAATTCCAATATTGAGAAAGCTAATAAAGAGATACGAAGGCTAATCAGACAAGAATTGGATCAAAACAATCCTTCGGTATCTTTAACAAAACATGTTTTCACAGCTCTTCAACCAATGAGTGAACTCAGTAGTGTTTTCATAAAATTGAAGGGCACTCTTGGAATGAAGGGTGATCTTCACAGAAAGTATATGGCTGCTTTACTGGGGGCTGTTCAAGTTGGCAATGGATCAAACAGCGAAGATCTTATTTACAACGAAAGAAAATACTCAATAAAAATATCAACAAGATTCAATGAAAAATGGGGAAGAATTGATCTTGGAAAATGGGCTTTAAGAGAAGATGACCCAGAGAAGTTTCTAGAAGATCCCGAGCTCAAGAGACTTCAAGATGGAAGCCCAGAGGAAAAAGATGTTCTGAGAAGAAGAGTTATAATGGAGAGTATATCTGACTATTTCAAGCAGAGAAGCTTTTTAATAAACGTTGTTGGAAATGACGGAACAGTATACTCCTTGGGCTTGGATTTGGCTAGTTGTTTGGATGCAGCTTATTCTGAGGGAAAACTTAGCGTAAGAATCATTCAATCAGACAACAGTGAAGCCATGATAGATGATGATGGAAACTTAGTTCCATTTGTTGATCTTAAAGTCAAGTATCTTTATGAAACTGGTGAGGTTGACGAAAACGGATTTCCCAAAAAGGGAGAAAGCGACTTTTTGGAAAGAATAGATGGAATGCTATTCTTAACAGCTCAAATGAAAACCATAAAAGAAGCTGCTGGAAGCTTTCCTGGTGTTGTTGTAAAAGAAACGCCTTACAACGGCAATCCCAGTGATTTATTGGTATTACAGAGATGTGTTCCATCGGCACAAGAAATTTTACTCAGAACTTGCTAAATATAATTATAAGAAAGGTTAAGTTATGGAATTCAGTAAATTATATAGAATAATGGAAGCGGATGTTAATCCAGTAATGGGAGCAAAGCCCTCCAATGATTCGGGACTTAAATTGGCAGGATATGGAGCCAGTAACACCGGAAGTGTTAAGCCAGGATCTGACGAATCGCTCAACCCCCACTCATTTGGTAAAGAAGAGGTGCGTAAAGCTCTACTAAACATAGAGAGAATAAACAAAGATACCAGAGGCATGTATACGCCTTTGTTTGCTCATCTTAAGAAAAATCCAGAAGCCATGCAATTATTTGGGGAGCTAATAAACACACTTGCAGGAGCAACTACATCGGTGGGTGGAAGAATGGCGAAACCATTAAATATGTAATTATATGAGACACAAATTTTTTGACTATGTAAACAGAAATGCACTTGGAGCAAAAAGAAAGCTTAAAATAATTCACCATATTTTAAAGCTGAGCAAGATCCAAAACAAAATATTTTTGGATGTTGATGATCCGTTTTTGTTTGTTTATTCAACAGATCCAGAGTGTGACTTTGAAGGAATAAGAATATATTCGATAGGAAGGAACATAGCCTTCAAAATTCAAAACAGAATAGACACACATCCATATGGAAAAGCGTATCTTTTAGATTTTGAAAATATATTCAACACTTTTATGTCAGAAAAAGGTGCAGATGAAGAAAAGGCTGGGGGGAAAGTTGCAGATACTCTTGTCGAAGAAATCAAGAGGTTTTTCAAAATGAGCTCAGACGCTCAAAACAAAATAGAAAAAGGCAACGATAAAAATCTGATGGTCAGATCAAGTGGTACCGATTATAGCTCCAGTGTTTACTCTAAGTTTTGATTATGGATCTCAACCTTGTATTCAAAAATATTCCTCAAAAGAATGATACTTTTTTACAAAATGTAAAAAAAGGAAGCCTAGTTTCATTCAACTATATGTTTCATAAAGCCGGGCATGATCCGCTTCCAAATGTAATAGTAACAGATGTGAATCAATTGTATATAAGAGGATTGAATATACATTATCTTACATTTCCATATATAAGAAATTTGTTGAAAGCAAACTGCAACAATCCTAATTTCAGTTATAGAACAATAAAAGGAGACAAATATCTTGTGTCATCCTTTAGACAGTATAAAAGAAGTGGAATAAGAAGATTAAAACAGCTTGACTGCGATTTTATATTGAATTTGATGGGCAGTGTAAGAGCTGTTTCTCCAAATGAAGTAGAAGCGATAAGAAAAACCGTCAACGAACAGCTTGCAAAGATCACAAATCAAATAATCAAGTGATCACTCGTAATCTTCCCCGTATGGATTGGAATAGCTTAAGAACCTTGGGTTTGAATAGAAGACTTTTCTGAAAGTTTCTTTTGCTTCATCATGCTTGTTTAACTTGTATTGGCACCAAGCCCTTAGATAAGAAGCTCTTTCGCTGGCATCTTTTTTCAAAGAATCCAACGCTTTTGCATAAGAGCCCAGTTGGTAATGGCAACTTGCTATGCAAAAGTTCAAGAATTCATTCTTAGCAGCCTTGGTGTTTGCCATAAGCAGCCAACCAATTGGTCCGCGAAAGGTACAAACGAGATTTTTGAGTCCTCGGGCTGGATCTGCTGGACGAGTTTCAAAAAGATCCAAAGCTGTTTTGTATCTTTTTTGATTGTAGAACTCTATTGCTGAGTCCAATTCTGGATAGTAATCTTTGCCGGAATGCCAAGATAGACAAGTGAAGGGATAATCGAATTTGTCTTCTGTATTCTCTTCTATTTCTGGAGGCTCCAGCGGTTTTTCTACAGAAGTTTTCTTAGAAATATTTTTTTTATGAAAAGAAGGATAATCTGGGGGGTCTTTTGTATCGTTGAACATATCTGAACTCTATGCGGATGGGTTTCTGTTGTCAACACAAAAGCGTACCACGAAGAAACTTCTGTTGAGAAACTTCAATTTTAGCAAACACTATTTTAGAAAAAGACACTATATATTCTTTGAAAAAGAAAATTCTCAGATATATATTTTAAACCATGGCAATAGACAATATAGGACGAGATGTTGGCGGCGGCATGAATTCCCAGGAACTCAGGGGAACCGTTGCATCCTTAGCAAAAGGAAATGTTGGAAAAGCGGTACCTTTCAACAAAACGGCAGGTAGTGAACCAAGCCAAAGCGCCATGCCACCAGAGATGTCAAAAAAGTTTGATAATATGGTGAAGCTTCTCAAAGACTTTGTAAAAAACTTTAAAGGTAAAAGTGGTGACAAACCTACTTTAAAAAACCCAACTTCTATAAAATCTGAAAAGATGATGCTCAAAATGGCTGAGCATGGTCTTAAAAAAGGAAGCATATACACCCATGATGTTTATTTGGAAAAAATAGCAAGACTTAATTGGCTGGAAACAAAAGCTCTGAGAATTGCCATGACAAGTGGCACAGGACTAGCAGACTTAGAGCTTGAAATAAAGAATCTGGTTGGGGAGCTTGAGAAATATGAGAATAAGAGGGATTCATCCCCGGAAGCAGCAGAAGCAGAGAGACTTGAAGCAACAGAAAAACGAATGAAAGAAATAAGAGATAGTTTCATCCCTCTTAGATTGATGCAAGATCTTGGTAATAGTGCTGCTGATCTACAGCAAACATTATTTGGATTTAGAGGAACAGACACTGTTTTTAAAGATTTGTTTGCAGAGGAGAGGAAATTTACTATTGACGCCAGACAGGCAGCTTTTGAAGTTGCCGGTATCACAAAAGAATCAAGAGGTTTGCAAAGAGCATTTGAAGACATAGGCAAGGCAGCATCTGAAACAGGGTTTGATAGAACAACTTATTCAAAAGCATATCTTTCTAATTATAGAAAAGGATTAAAAGATAAAAAGCTTTCTGAAGCTATAACAAAGAAGCAGCTCAATACTGAAAAAATGATAGGTGTGGAAGCAGGAGCTTTGGGCGACACCTTCTTAAATATGTCGTTGCAAATGAAAATGAGCAACAATGAAATGTCAGAGTTCGGCAGAGGAATACAAGAGGTTGCAAGAAATACTGGTGTAACGGGAGAGAATTTAGCAGATGCTGTTAGATCCAGTGAAGACATAATAAAAAACATGCGCAACGCTGGCAGTCTGAATGCTGAGGCTGCGAGTAATGTTGTTGGATTAATGGCAAGTTTCAAAAAGTTTGGAGTTTCAGAAGCGGGTCAAGAAATAACAGCCACTCTTTCTAAGGGCATGGCAGGTTTTATGCAAGCAGACGCAGGAATGAAACTTATTCTGTCCAGAGCTGCTGGTGGAGATATGACAAAGATTTATGATGCAACTTTAATGAATACAAAAAAGGGAATCAAACAAATGGCAACAGGCATGGGAGATCTGCTTGCCGAGTTCTCCGGAGGAATGGTCAGAACTAGGGAAGATTTTGAAAAATTAAGCGACTACGAAAAACAAGAATTAAACACAAGACTGCAACTATCTCCTATCAAGAAGAGTGCGGGTGAAGTATTAGGTTTAATTGATAGTTACAACGAACAAGGAGCATCCTTAGGAGATAAGTTAACTAAAATAAATAAAGATAGAGAAAAGACATTGACTCTTGAGGAAAAGGCAAATCTTCTTGAACAAGAAAGAAGCTTAAAAACAAACACTGCTCTTGAAGCTTTAACAAAATTAGATGCAGCCTCAAAGGGTGCGAAAAACATGGGCGAGGCTTTTTCTAATTTAAAAATGGGTGAATTGGCAGATGATTTAAACGCAATGGGAATAAAAACAACAGATTCAAAAGTCGCAATGAAAGAAGCAATGAAGGCATCTGTTGCAGGGATAAATGAAAACTTAAAGAAGGCTGGTAAAAAACAATTACAAATAAGTGAAAAAGACATAGGCAAAGCTTTAAATGACCCAGAAGCATATAGAGAAATGGTCAGCCAAATAAACAAGGCTAATGCAGAGGCTGGTGTTGGTCAAAAGACTCAGCTTGATGTTACCACTGAGCTTAATCAGAGTATGATTACATTAAACGAAACTTTAAGAGGAACAACTCAAGGTGCTATTAGCTCTATGTTAAGTAGTGTGTTTGGTAGGTCTTTAGGAATTCTGACAACCTTGGCTGATGTTGGTGGTCGGTTTGCTGGCTTTGCTTACGGTGCAGTTGTTGATTATGGAGCATTTCAAAATTCCTTGGAAACTCTCGGGGGAAATTTCAGAACATTCATGAATTCAAGTGTTGGGCAATCAATAACATCTTTTGCATCAAGCATGAATGTTTCTCTTGCAAGTATTGGTGTTGCTGCTGCCGTAGTTGCAGGAACAGTTGGAGGGTTAATTCAAAGTGTAAGAAGTGGAGAAAAAGCTGCGGAGATTTTTGGGAAAAGCATGGAAGAAGTAACTACTGCTGAATTTTATGCAGCTAAAGGTGCTGGATTTGTCACAGGATTTTTAAACACAATAACATTTGGAATATTTGATCATTGGCTTGGTGCTGCTGGATCTATCACGAAAGCTCTTGCTCACTTTAATAGAGTTATTCCTTTACTGTCAATCGTTATGGGCATAATAGATGTGATAGGGGGAGCAATTTGGGGAGTTGTTACAACCATCAGCGATACGATAATGGGAATTGGTGAAATGATATATTATATTTTTGAACCATTTGGATCACTTTTTAGTGCAATAGGAGACGTTGTTTTTGCAATACTTGATCCATTTTTTGATTTCAAATCATCCCTAAGTGAAACAGGCAGTTTATTTAAAATGACTGCAGATATAGTTGGATCATTAGGCAAAGTGATAAGATTTGTTTTAAGAACAGTTGGAAGATTAATAGGGGGATTAATAAGTGTTGTAATAGAACCTTTGGCTTACGCTATTCGTGTAGTAGGCACAGCCTTTAGTATAGTTTCTTATTTGATATCTCCTTTTATTGAGATGTTTTATAATTTTGGAATGGGTATAGCAGAAGTATTACAGGGAATAGCAACTTTTGATATATTCAAAATAGGACAAGGTTTATATAGATCTTTTATCACAAGCTTTACAGGTATCTTTACAGGCATCTTTAATGGAATTATAACTTGGGCAAACAATTTGGCTAATAGTATATTAGCTCCATTTAGATGGCTTTACGACATACTTGTAGGACACAGTATAGTTCCAGACCTTGTCACAAAAATAATATTCTTTTTTGCAAAATTACCATTTGGGATAATGAAAGGAATAGGATCAATTGTGTCGTTAATATCAGGAACTATGAAAACAGGTTTTTCAGAAATAGCTGGTTATTCCAAGAGCTTATTTTCTGGCTTTGTGAAAGGTTTTAGCGGAGCAAAAAATTCACAACAAGGATTTTTTAAATCTGTTTTGGCTGGTTTTGGTGGCATGAAAAATAGCGGAGCAGGCAAAAGTATTTTAGGCGCAGGTTCAAGTGCGTTGAGTGCGGGTGCTGGCGTTCTGGGTAAGGGAAAAGGATTGTTAGGAAAAGGCAAGAGATTATTATCTTCTGTTGCTGGGGCTGGTAAATCTATGTTGGGATCTTTTTTTGGAGGTGGAGGAGGAGAAGCGGCAGAATCAGGCAGCGGATGCTGTTGCAGCGGTCTTACAGAAGCAATATCAGATTCTCCTCTTGGAGCTGCGGCAGAGATTGCCGGAAAATCTGACGGATTAATGGGAAGGTTATTCGGTAAAGCAAAAGCTCGCGCAGCAGGTGTTATGGAAAAAGGCAAAGGATTGATGGGAAATCTTTGGGGAAAGGCTTCAAAAAATCCTGCTGTCTCTAAGGCTGGAGGTTTGTTAGGGAGTATGTTTGGTAAAGCAGGAGGAGTTGCTACAAAAGCCGGAGGATTGTTAAGCAAAGGCGGTGGTTTGTTAGGTAGTTTGTTTGGTAAAGCAGGGGGAGTTGCTGCAAAAGCTGGGGGGCTATTTAGTAAAAGTGGCGGTTTAATGGGAAGTATGTTTGGTAAGGCTGGCGGTTTTATAGCCAAGGCAGGATTAGGAGGAGTAGGTAAAAGTTTATTAAAGAAATTACCTGGAATAGGCGCTTTGGCTGGCGCCGGGTTTGCATTGTCGGCATTGGTTCAAGGAAATGTTGGAGGAGCAGTAAAAGAACTGGCAAGCGGACTGGCTGGGGCGATTCCGTTTATAGGACCTGTACTATCAGCAGGAATTGACTTTTTTGGAGACGGACTAATAAGTGGTGCAGGAAAACTAGCGGGCAGCGCATGGGAAGGAGCAAAGTCGATAGCAAGTAGTGCTTGGGATGGTGCAAAAAATCTTGGATCAACATTGTGGGAAGGCACAAAAAATTTAGGATCAAAACTATGGGATGGGGCAAAGACTATTGGCGAGGGCGCTCTGTGGCTGGGGCAAAAATATATCGATGGTTGGAAAGCGGTAGGAAAGACTGTTGGCGAAGGCGCTCTGTGGCTGGGGCAAAAATATATCGATGGTTGGAAAACGGTAGGAAAGGGAGCTTTGTGGGCGGGTCAAAAAGTATTAGATGGAGCCAGTTGGCTCGGAAGTAAAGCTGGGACGCTTTTAAATGACAGTTTATCAGCGGCAAGTGCTACTAAATCTACTTCAGCACAAACAGCAACATCAGCATCAATGCACGAAAGAGTTCAAAGAGATCAAGTGACAAAAGAACCATCAGTATCAAGCGTAGGAGGTCCAGAGTTAGGAACCATAGCTGGAAGCAGTCAAACACAAGTTGAGAAGTTAACAGAGATGGTTGGATTGCTAACAGATATGGTGGCGCTCATGCAACCATCCTCTAGCAGTGGCGGCGGAGGTCAGGCGGGTGGCTCCACCCTTACAAATTCTGTGGTGACTAGTCCTCCTAGGTATTATAAGTGGTCTACCGGCAGCTTTAATCAGACTGCAAGTAAGGGAATAACAAACATAGCTAATGTATAATAATATACTAAACTATTAAAGAGGATCAATCATGATGCAATCTACAATTTCAGGGGGAACATTAAATCCAATAGAAGATTGTTATATTTCTATTCCTGGCTATGGTAAAATTCCCATGAGAATACTGCCAGATATATCTGACGGAAAGTCGGCTCAATATAATGATGAACCAATAATTGGAAGAAGCTTTCCAATGAAAACTTATTCACACTCAGAAAATAGGGCTATTAATTGGACATCTTACTTTATGATTTTAAAAGATGGAGATGCTGTAAAAAACTTAAGTTATTTAAGAGCCATTCAAAGTGCAGTTTATCCAAGAGATGGTAACTCTGGTGCCCCTTATGCGCCTCCCCCAGTTTGTGTTTTATCTTGCGGAAAACTTTTAAGTGAGTCTAAAGCAATATGTGCTGTTCTAAAGTCTTACTCTGTTAAATTTCCCACAGATGTAGCTTGGGACGAAGTAACCAAAATACCTTATAAATTTAGCGTAGACACACAATGGGATATCGTGTACAGCAGCAATAGTCTTCCTGGTCAATCGAAAATATTAAGAAGTGGGGCATGATTATGTCAAATTACTATGAAGAAACAACAACAAATCCTGCAAAATTTGTAAATTTTTCAAGCAGATATTATAACTCGACTGTTGTTTATTATACAGAAAACAAACTGATAACTTTTAATACGTATAAAAAGAAAAATTTTAAAACAAGTCAAAATGACAAGTTCATGGTTGTATCCCCAGGTTATGAATATAGACCAGATTTAGTATCTCAAAAAGTTTATGGAACACCAGACTTTTGGTGGAAAATAATGGAAGTCAATGGGATAAAAGACATATTTGATTTTAAGCCAGGATTAAACTTAAGAATACCTGATGCTATTTTAACATGAAATGAGGAAAAATGGCTGAAGATTTTTTAGTTAATTGTTTGTCTAAATTTTCTTGTGCAGGCAGACCCCCTAGACTTCCTTTTGACGGAGTGATCGATGGAGATAAAAAATATGAAGGATATTCTTTTGCAACTTTTGTTGAATTAAAAATAGGATTTGATAAAGAGGTGGTAACAGTAGGTAACAACTCCAGACCCGATGGAGATAACACGGCTGTTATTACGTCTTTGGAATATGGTGCTTCTGAAGGAATGGGGGTTAATATTGAAATATTCGATGAACAAGGCGGAAATTTCACAAAATCTTTTCAAGCACTTAACAAAAGTCTTGGAGATGTTTCGAGAGATATGAATTATGTGGAGCTAGACTTTGGGTGGATAGTTGAAAAGAAATGCGGTGGAGAATCTGTTCAAAAATTTTCTGTTGTGACAGAAAACGGATCTCCAATACATTTGCTTCCACTAAAAATGAATGTGGTTTACGAGGGAGGTAAAATAAAATACACGTTAGAAGCCCAAGACATGGTAGGAAGAATTAGTGAAGTAAGACAAGAGTGTAACATAGGAACAGAAGATAAAAAAGTTTCTTTAAAAGAAGCAATAAGAAAGTTTATGAAGGAAAACCTTCCGCCTCCAACTTTAAATGTAGAATTTGTAGACAAAGATGGAAAAGAGTGGAATTTTAAAAACTCAGACGGTGGAAAAGAAGGTCCAAAAAGTGTGTGGGGTTCTTGCCAACAAAATAAGTTGGCAACTTTAAGAAGATGGATATCTCCATATAAAACAGAAAACGATAAAGGAATACTTCTTCAGTGGAAGGGAAAGGAAACAAAAGGAATACCAAAAGAAGGAGGAACAATACTTTTGTTAGAGGACCCAGAGCCAAACGAAAAAGAAGGATTAAGTGAGTGTCATGCTAATATTGGAACTTACATAGTTAACGGAGGAAATAAAAGCCCAGTATTAAGCTTTAACCCCCAATGCAATTGGCAATTTGCATCATCAGGATCATCTGGTGCTTCTCAAGCGGGTGCTAGTGCAGCCGGTGCAAAAGCAGGAGCTAGCTGCGCGGAAAGCGATAAAGATAAAGGAGGCACAGCTTCTAAAATGAGTACTGGCGGTCAGGATAACAACCGAGCTCCGGATCGACAAGCCAAAGATACTGCCAGTGCAAATGCAGCTCATGAAAAAGCTAATGCTCCAAGAGAAATAATTCCATCAATAGAAGCAGAATTAAAAATAATAGGTGATCCTAAATATGTTTTTCCAATAAATTTTTTTAGCAAAACACTATCTTTGATAGTGGTGAATCCTTTTCATTTGAAAAGTCAAAACTTGGTTTTAAGTGATGCGGGTTGTCCAGAATGGTTGGCAGAACCAGCCTGCAATCCTGTTTTTAGTAATAAAAACTGGCGAATAATGTCGGTTAATCATCAAATAAAATCCGGTTCTTATGTCACTATATTAAAGGTGATGTTAGATGCTCCAAATGTTGAAATGAATAGAAATGCTCCTCTTGGTGATGACCCAGATGGATTTAAGCTCAATATTTCAGAAGATAAAAACTGTGGAAAGTGTGTAAAATAATGTTTAACCCAGAAGATTTAAAGAAAATAGACCTTAGACTAAGGGCTATTGAAACACGATTTGGAAACATGAGATATGAAACAAAATCTGTAGTTCAAAGTGTTCTTAATGATGGAATGAAAGTTTTCGTACAAGAAGAAACTTTACACGGTATTTATTTAGCTTTCTGTATTGATACTATTGATATATGGAAAATGAACAGAATAAGATTTTTCTGTCCATTTCTACACAATCCTAAAAGACCTTTAAAAGAATTTCCTTGGGCTTATCCAATATCAAGCATGGGTGGAATTGATGATTGTGGCTTAAATTGGATTCCGCCTGCAGGCAGCACTGTTGCCATCATGTTTGAAAATGGAGATAGAAATGCGCCATATTATTTAGGAACAGTTTGGCACAGAAATAGAGGACCCCAAGGAAGACATAATTGGCTGTATAGCTCCATGGGAGGTCCAGACAGCGAATATAAAAAAATATATGAGGGCAAAAGAAAAGGATATTTAGTAGGGGCTAACGATGAAAGTCAAGTTCTGCCGCCTTGGAATACAGAAAGCTATAATGGGTTTGATCTTAATTCAATTGTTGATTTTTCCCAAGATGTAGAAGCTCAAAAAAGAATAACATATCCAAATATCTACGGCTTTAAGACACCAGAAAAACACATGCTTAAAATGGTAGATGGAGATGCTAAGTGCAATAGAAAATGGAAAAGAATGGAGTTGATGTCCAGCTGTGGTAACTGGATGATGTTTAAAGATGATCACTTGCACTATGGTGGTCAGTGGGCACACACAAGTTGTGGAGCCAAGCCAGGAGATGTGAGTTGTGTCCCAGGACAAGATGAAGGAAGTCCAGAAGATGATACAACTAAACAGTATGGATTAATAAGTAGATATCAGGCTTTTGGAGAAAGCGCTATTTCACCCGAAGCACGAACAACAAATATTGGTCCCATAGGCTATAATCCGAAAGAAAAATTAGATTGCGATGGTAAAACAAGTAATAAAAAAATTATAGGAGGACATCCAAGTACAGGCAGCCCAAATTCTAAATATCCTGATAGTCAGGTTGGAGATAACCCTTATTTTAAACATGAGAATGAGTGCAGACCTTATAAGGGTCCAAATACACCACAAAATAATAAGTGTGATTTACCACAAACTGGTATACAGTTTATGAGTATATCTGGACATACTTTTGTTATGGATGACAGTGTTGAAGAGCCGTCTGGTGATATGGGTTGGGCAAGGTCAACAAAGGCGTTTGATTTTGGTTGTAACAATACTTTTGCAGGGAGAATGTATCTCAAAAGTGCAACAGGGCATTCTATAGAAATTAGTGACTTGGAGACCAGCGGAGATATTCCAGCAAGAAGTGAAAATAATTACATAATGTTAAAAACTGCCACTGGTAATAAGGTGGAATTAAATGATCATACAATTGCTCCTTGCACAGCAGGATCCAGAAGAGGCATACATATACAAAGCACTTCTAATCACACACTAGACATGTGTGATGAGGCAAACGAACAGTGCTCTGAGACTCGAAAAGAAGGAGCTAGTCCAAAAGCTAAGGCTAAAAAAGCCTATGTTAAAATGAGAACAGGCTATGGGCTGGAGATAATGATGAATGATTCATCTTCTCAAGACGAAACACAACAGCAATACATCCAGTTACTTGCTCCTCAAAAAACAAAACCTGGCAGCTGTGGACCTCACATAATAAGAATGCAAGAAAGCACCAACTCTGAAAATTCTTATATTTTCTTACGTTCTGGGGGGCGGTATGTTGTTTCTACATGCAAAGATAAAGTTGAAATAATCGGAGACCCAGAAAAAAATCCATCTGATTCTGTAGAGATAGTAAGCAGACTCAAAGTTGTTTCTACTGAAGATTACTGTGTGAATGTTACTAAAAAGTCACATGTATTTGTAGCAAATGAGAAAATTTTATTGCTTGCCGGTAAAGATTGCCAACCAAAGAACAATGATGAAGGATGTGTTCCATGCTTAGGTCCTGTTGTTGTATATGTGGGTGGTTGCTTAAGGTTGAGCGATAGAGTTTATGCAAGTGCCAGTTGCACAGCACAAGGAGCAAGTATATTCATGCTAGAGCCTCTTGCATTGTGTCCAACTACTCCTTGCTGCGAATCTAGTGCTGGTACTCCGGCAGATAAAGCCGCAGATGAGAGCACCCTAAGAGCAAAACAAGCCATTACTTCTGGGGAATCATCAGAAAATCAGGCTTCTGGCATTTAAATAAAAAAATATAAGCTTATATAGTGTATGGCTAATTTTCTTGGTTTACCATATCCTGTAATAAAAAATCCACTTGGATTTTTTAGAACTCAGAGCGGAGTCTCTCAAATAAAATCAGATTTGTTATCTTTATTATTAACAAATCCAGGAGAACGCGTTTTTCTTGCTGATTATGGAACACCTCTAAAGAGGTTGATATTTGAACAAAACGACGCAGCGCTGGAAACTATGGCACAAAACATGATAGCAGAAGCAATATCTACGTGGGAGCCAAGAATAGCAGTTAGTCAGATAGAAGTTTCCAGGGAAACTCCGAATAGCAGCTTGAATCCAATGGATCCAAGAGAAGACGTAGATAACATCTTGTATATTAAAATAACATTTGTGGACCCAGAACAGATATCTGAGGTGCAAGAATTAAGATTACAGATTCCACTAACTTAAAAATTAAAAACTATATTAACATTATGAGCAACTGTCCATTTGATATAACGCCGTACGCACAATCACAAACTATTAAAAAACCTAATATTTTTAATTTAAATTATACAAACCAAGATTTCTGGTCTATGAAGACTAGGTTGGTGGAGTTTATAAGACAAAAATACTCCACGGAATTTAACGACTTTGTAGAATCCTCGATTGCAATTATGCTCATAGAGAACTGGGCATTTATAGCAGATACTCTAAGTTTCAAGATGGATCAAATTGCAAATGAAATATTCATAGACACAGTAACAGAATTAGAAAATGCATTCAGATTATCCAAATTGGTTGGCTTTAAACCCCAACCACCAATAAGCGCAAGATCTCTTTGGACAGCAACAATTAATAATGCATTAGATTTCGATTTAGTTATACCAACACCATTCGATATAGAAACAGTTAGTGGGGATAGAATTATAAGAATAGAATTGTTCCCTTCAGATGCCGATAATAATCCCGTTCTTGATGACGATATAATTATACCTGCTGGTAGTTTTGTTAATGCAAGCGTTGTTGGTCTTGAAGGAGTGACTCGAAACGATATTATAGATGGAACGGGTCAAGTTGGTCAAACTGTTGCTTTAGGTTACTTCCCTGTAATATATGATTCTATTAGAGTTTCAGTTGATGGAGTTAGATGGAATGAAGTAGAATATTTTACAGATTCTCAACCAAGAAGAGAGTATAGAGTTGAATTTGATTCTACCTATACTGCTTATATTATATTTGGAAATAATAGAGCCGGGCTTTTGCCTTCGCAAGGATCTCAAGTATCAGTAACGTATAGGACCGGCGGCGGATCCATAGGTAATATTGTTGCTGGTAGTGTTAGTACCCAAACTATAATTAACCCTCCTAATTATGAGATTAGCGTTCCAGTTACTTTTAATAATTATACCAAAGGGCAGTTTGGGTATAATGGCGACACAATAGATGATATAAGAAGAAAGCTTCCTCAATATCTTAGGACTCAGAATAGAGCTGTTACAGGACTGGATTATAAAACATTATCTGAACAATTCGTAAGTCCTTATCAAGGACAAATTGGAAAATCTGTTGCTTCTTTAAGAAATTATGGTTGCTCAGCAAATATAGTAGATCTTTATATTCTGGCAAAGCAAGATGAACAAACTTTAGAAAAAGCAAGCGATCAACTTAAAGACGAACTTAAAACTTATATAGAAGCAAATAAAATGATAACGGATTTTGTTTGCATAAGAGATGGCGTAGTAGTGTTGGTTGATGTTTCTGTGGATATTTTTATAGATAGGCTCTACAGAAAGTTTGAAGATGAAATGAGAGAAAAAATTACAAGAAGATTATTGGATCTATTTTTGTTAAGTAATTGGGATTATGGAAAAACAATAAGAGACGTAGATGTTATTAAAAAATTAGCTGATATAAAGGAGCCAGATCATTATGAGGTTTCTTTTACAAATGAAAATGATATGGAAGCAGGTGGTGTTTCAATTATTGCTCCTAAATTCAATGAAATAATTAGACCGGGAATTATTACCTTAAACTTCCAGTACGAACAAATTCAATGAAAACTTTAACAATAGATCAAAATCCATCTGTTGCGGATAACATTCTGTTTAATTTAAAAATAACAGATGAAAATAATAATTTAATAGATCCATATAAAGTTGAAAATGTAAAGATATACTTTGTTGAAAGAGATTTTGGAGACACAGAACAAAAAGAATATAATTTTGAAATAAAACAAAATCCTTCGTTAGTTATAACAGGAGATTTAAACTCTGATTCAAGGAAAATAAGCAATCTCACATATAATACAAATTTAAAAGTTGGAATGTTGGTTGAAGGAGATGGGATAAAGATAGGGACTACTATTTCGTATGTTTTAAATGAAACATCAATAATACTTTCTTATCCTGCCTCTAAAACTTTAGCTGGGGCTTCTCTGAAGTTTAGTGAAACATCTACAAACGATCCTGTGTATTCGGATACCTTTTATTACAAAGGTGTTATATCTGTTAAAACTGTGGGTACTGCGGAATTCCCAGCATGGTTCTCTGGGGATCTGGCGAATAGCTTGATAAAAAAGACTGATTCTATTGGGCATTTTGAATACACATGGGATCCCACAGGGATGAGAGAGGGAGATTATTTTATATGTTGGAGCTGGATGCCAAAAGTATCAAGCAGTGTATTTTCAGATAATATTAAATTTAATCTCAGATCTTCGAATGCTTTGTCTACGACATCACCTACGCATCACACCACTCCTGGTAAATATGAAACACTTCTGGACAGATACTTGCCGGAAATGTACAAAATCATGCTTACCGACACAGATCGATCACCAGATGTTATTCAAAAATTCAACAGCTCTGTTGCTGAAGGATTTACTGTTTTAGAAGATATCGGAAATCAAATTGTAGATCTTCTAGATTCTAACGCTGTGGGTGAGTATATGATAACTTACCTAAGCAATACACTCGACGTTAAATTAAAGAGTCAAGATCCAACATTATGGAGAAGACAAATAAAAGAAGCAGTTCCCCTTTATAAAAAGAAAGGAACAATTGGATCTTTAAAGGATAGTTTTTCACAGGCTGGGATGCGGCTCATAAGTTTGGAAAATTTTTGGCAAATAACATCTCCTTTTTTCACACAAGAGTCATTTTTTGTTTTGGAAACAAATACTTTTAAACTGTCTAAAAAACCAGCTTCTTTAACTACTGATTACTTTGAAATATATTTAACAAAAAATAATAGCACAGAAACAATAAGTGTCGATATATCCAATGGTGACACACACAATATCGAGATTATAGAAAATGAATATGGCGAATATTTTGCTCAAGTTTCTAGTAGTGTGGGATTAGTTCCGGGAGATATTATAAGGTTCTTATATTATTTTAAAATTCCCTCCTTATCAGAGGAATCTGTTGATACTTATATAAAAAATCTTCAACTCATAGATGAAAGGGAAGAAAAAACTATTGTTGATGGACAGAGTGTTTTAACCATCCCTTTGAAAAACTGGAATACTAGACTTATATCCGAGCGTGATCCAATGGTTAGTTCAATACTAACTAAAAGGCATCCTTTTGTTAAAAACATAGTTTTTGGCAAAATAAGAACAGAGTTTCCATACAGTGAAAATGTTTATAACATGGATGAATATAATGGCAGTATGAGAGACAGTTTAGATCCATGCGACATAGATAAAGACTTTTTAGATTCTTGCTCATACTGCAGGAGTGGAAAATTTGATATAGACTTAGAAGTAGAAAGTTTATCGAATGATAGAATATCAGAAGTTAAAAGTATAATTGCAGAAAATACTCCTTTTCACTCAATATTAAAAACTATAAACCTATATGGTGGGCAAAACGAATTTGTTACGCCGCCAATTGAAGACTACGATGTATTGATTGAAAACACAAGCCAAGAGTCGGTTATAGCTGGCGCCACACAACAATGGTTTTATAGAAATAAATTAATGAACCAGCTGAAAATAAGAAGTGACATGGCATCTAAAGAACTAGTGTTCTCTGGTAGACTAAATTTTTACAATGAAAAAGTAGTTTTATTTAGTGGTGATTTAAATCTTGCCGACATACCAATATCGGAAAATTGTCATATAGAAGTCACATCGGGATTAAATTCTGGTGGGTATCGTGTATCACGATCTGGGAATTTCGTTGTTGTCACGGATGCGATGGAACCACTTAACGTGGCACCTTTTAATTTTAAATTATATAATAAACTCTTTAGTTACGACACAGAATTTGTAACAAAAGATGATATTGTAGAACTTTCAGACAACAGTGTTTCTTTCAAAGATTTAAACATAGCAACCGTCTCAAGATCGCACACACCGACGCCTACGCCGTTACCAACTGCTGGGTGCTATGTGAGAATCAATATAGGTGGGTCTTACTATAATTTTGACATAATAGAAATTTTACCAAACAATAAATTATTGTTAAGCAACAATAATAATTTGATAACGGGAAACTTATTAAACAAAACATACTCTATTTTAGACAAAAACTTAGATGCTGTAGAAATTAATAATGAAAACGCAACCAGCACTTGTAATATTCGACATTCAAATAGATCAAAAATCAAATTTAATAATACAGAAGGTATGTCTATTTTAAATAGAAATAATAACTATGTATTCTTTACTGTTGGGGGCGATGACTATTTGTGTAAAATAGTGGGTTATTCTGAGGATGAGGATATTTTATACATAGATACTTACAATGGAAGCAACTTGGGTTCAACCAATCTAGAGTATAGGCAGATATTGCTGCCTTCTTCTGAAGGATATTTTGCCTATGTAGGTCTGAAAGCAGATTGCCCTACTAATCTTGAGCAAACTTTAAGTATAGTTAATGGTAAAAATAGTGATTCTTCTGTGAAGACTATCTCTGACAATTTTAAAGAAGATTTTTCGATTTTAGTAAAAGAAGTTTATGATGATCCATATATAAATTTGAATTCTGGGGATAATTACTATTTTATTTCAGAGATAGATGGCAAAACAATCTGGTTGGCTGGTCTTTTTGAAAATTTTGGAACAGAAGGCGTTGAGATGGAAGTGGAGATTTATAAGTACATGAAAACTAACGCCGTTGTTGATGAAGATTATTTGAGTTTGCCGCAAGCACAGTTTTCAGTAGACAGAAGTGGAAAAGAAATCGTCAGCCCAACAGATAATTCTGGTGTCAATCACTATATGTCCCAAAAAGAAAGCATTAGCTTCGAAATAACAACTTTAGAAGGATTCAGAGAAAAGGGAGAAATATGAAAGAAGAAAGTCAGAAAATTCAAGGTTTTGTTGACGTTTGCATAGAAGATTTAAATAAAAATAAAGTTTTTTATACAATGAAAAACACAATTTTGAATAAAGGAAAAGAAGCATTAGCCATGAGTTTGGCTAACGAAGTAGGTGATATTTACTCCTTTTATGTTTCTAAAATGATATTTGGAGATGGAGGGACATTGAACTCTTCTCCAAAGATAGTAGATGGAGGTAGAAACGCATTGTTTGGAAATAAAGTAATATCCAAGCCTATAATAGCCAATATAGATCCTTCAATATCATCACAGGTTGTTTTTACATCCGTTATAAAATACTCAGAGATAAACGGAAGGGTTTTAAGTGAAATGGCTTTAGAAATGAATAGCGGAGATTTATACAGTATGGTGACATTTCCAGACCTGACCAAGACTGAAAATATGCAGATAACATGGAATTGGCGAATTAATTTTCTATAGTTTTCTGGCTCCATTTTTTATATGTAGACGATATATATCTCTATGCAGAATAACGACGAGAAATCTTTTAAGCATTTAAATTTAAGTAACCAAAACACTCCTTTTTATCAGCCTGGGGATCCGTATCATTGGGAATACGACAATAAACCCCTAAGGTCTCTGGCAAAAAGAGACGAGATAATATCTCAACAAGTAAACAATCTTATATCCATATTACAAACACAAGGTGTGGATATCGGAGATCTTCTTGCCAGGCTGGCTGTTTCTTTAAACGAAGATGGGACTCTGAAGAAGAATGCAGTAGACCTGTCTATGCATCATATATCTGACCATATAGATGGTGGTGGATTTGTGAGAATGACAGATGAAGAAAGATTAAAAATAGCATCTGCCTTAACTGTGGAATTTAAAAATAAATATGATGTTAGCTTGGGTGTTGTCGATAATGGAAATTTAGTATTTAAAAATTCCAATGGTGTTACCTGGGATCTGAATGACAACGTAGTAAGAGCGAATCTGGCGATACCTACTGATTATCATCAACATTTCTACCAAGTAGCACCGATGTTATCTGATTCTAATAAGTACTATGTTGAATATATATTTAAGCCAGGATCATTACGAGTGTATATTAATGGATCAAGAATACTTGGCGCATCGGAGAATGCTTCTTATTATCCTGTGGTATCAGACAATAATAGTTTGATAACTATCTCGTCTTGGAAAAAAGTTAGCTTCACAGAAAATGCAAGTTCAGGAAGTTTCACTTTATCTTCTTCAATAAACACTACGGATAAAATAGTTGTGGACTTTGAAGTAGTTACTGGGACGTTGGTGATAACACCCACTCCTACTGTAACAGCAACTCCACCAGGATTTACTTATCCTCCAACAGCTACGCCAACCGGCACGGCAACACCGACGGCCACACCTACTCCTACTGTAACAGCAACTCCACCAGGATTTACTTATCCTCCAACAGCAACACCAACAAAGACACTTGGACCAACAGCTACACCAACAAAGACACTTGGACCAACAGCAACACCAACAAAGACACTTGGACCAACCGCTACACCAACAAAGACACTTGGACCAACAGCAACACCAACAAAGACACTTGGACCAACAGCAACACCAACAAAGACACTTGGACCAACAGCAACACCAACAAAGACACTTGGACCAACAGCTACACCAACAAAGACACTTGGACCAACAGCTACACCAACCGCTACAGCAACACCAACAGCTACACCCACGGAAACTCCTGGACCCACTCCAACAATAACTCAGGCAATCCAGCTTTCTTATTTATATGGTAATTGTGATGCAAACTTTCCCCCAACAGATGAAAAGTGCCAGATACCAGGACATTTTATTTGGGGTTGTTTAGATTCTCGCGAAACCGGGGCTACCGTTGTATGTGATAGAATGGTGCTTGGAATTGCATATAATGAATCGACAACTGGCAGTGGTGCCACCATGAATTTAATATTTGACGGCAGTACAGTAGCTAGCATTGATTATTTAGGTGGTGGCTACTTGAACAAACCGTTTGTTTTAATAGTAGATGGGGTAACCTATAGTGGATCGCTTATAGATGGTAATTTTAATATAAGTAGCTCAACATCTCACTATAATAAAAATTTATTAACAAAATATGATTCTTTAAATAATTATTATTTTGGCGAGTTGGCTGGTATGAATATTACAAGTTTAACAAAACCATGCGTTTTAATATTTAATTATATTGAAGCTTTAGGCATTCCTTCTGTGATGCATATCTATTTGGAATCTTCTCAGATCGCAGTAGCCAATATACCTTCTGGTTATGTTGGAGATACATTTGATTTAATTTATGATGGTAAAAAATATACGGGTACATTTTCTTCTGGGAATGTGACCATCGCCTAGCTGGAGAGTGTATGTTGATTGTAACAAAAATAAATCAATTTTTTTCTTATTCTGGGGAGATTTTCGATCTAAATTCTTTACCAGAGGAGATTAAAAACAAAATACTTTACATAAAAACAGAATCTAATCTTGGTTCTTCTATTCTTTCTTGGCAGCCCGCTCAAATATCAAATTTCAATTATTTAATTGATGGAAAAACATACTATATTATAAGTCAACCCTTTGGATTTTATTCATATAACATAGATATAAATACATATATAGCAGATCAAACTAGTTATGTTTCAAAGAAATATCAATTTATTACTTATAGAAATGATGAAAATTTCAATTTAAATAACTTGGATCCTACAATCCAGAACAAAATATCTGAAGTTTATAAAGAGTCTGAATCTGGTTTATCTTTGCTTGTTTGGAATCCAACTATATTAATAAACTCTATTTTACAAAAAGATAAAATATATTTATTTATAAGTAATTCTGTTGGCTATGATTTGGGATTTCCTTTGATTCCTACGCCTACACCTACTCCTACACCAACAGAAACACCCACTACAACACCCACTACAACACCCACTACAACACCCACTACAACACCCACTACAACACCAGAAGTAGCATATTTTAAAGTTAGGTGTTCGTCATCGATCAATAGTTTTGTAATTAAATTAACTGATTCACTAAAAATAAGTAGTGCAAGAAAACAATTAAGTGGACAGGAGCCTCCACTTCATGTTTTAGGAAAAATAATTAAATATACAGCAGATTATAATCCTGACTGGAGCTATCAGTACGACACAGATACTATAGTTTTTTTTGAAGTGGCGGCAGAGGTATGCGATGCAACATTTGAATATGTGGAACAACACCTGGCAGAGGTTGGGGGAGCATTCCTTCCAGGAAACATTCATTGTCCATGGTGCAGCTATCTTGTAGAAGAGGTTTTGGGTCCAACTCCAACTCCAACTCCAACTCCAACTCCAACTCTAACTGAAACACTTCCAGGTTTTACTTATCCAACACCAACTGCCACACCAACATCGACAACTACACCAACCAAGACACCAACACCAACTGCTACACCCACAGTCACACTTACAAATACACCAACACCAACTGCTACACCCACAGTCACACTTACAAATACACCAACATCGACAAATACACCAACATCGACAACTACACCAACCAAGACACCAACACCAACATCGACAACTACACCAACCAAGACACCAACACCAACTGCTACACCCACAGTCACACTTACAAATACACCAACATCGACAAATACACCAACATCGACAACTACACCAACCAAGACACCAACACCAACTGCTACACCCACAGTC